CCCGCCGCGCCGACCACCGCCCTCGCCGTGATCCCACACGGCTTGCCGTTCTCCGAAGAGGAGTGGGCGGCGCTCTCACCCACGGAGCAGCAGGAAGCGATCGCCTTCTTCCGGGAGGAGACGGCGGCGACGACGGAGGGGTTGCAGGTCACCTTCCCCCGTGCGAAGTTTCCCACCTCCGGGTCGTCGTTCTGGGAGCTGCCAAGCGTGACCGGGGAACCCGAGGCGGCGAAGGAGATCGAGGGCGTCGTCGTCTGCAAGCAGAACACGCGAGCCTGGTGGATGGGGGCCGATGGCAAGACCTCCTTCGAGATCACGAATACCGCGCCGACGTGCTCCTCGCTCGACGGGATCACCCCTGTCGAGAGCGAAGATCGTCAGGCGGAAACATGCGCGAAATGCCCGCTTGCGAAGTGGGATACCGGCAAAGACGGCCGCGGGCAGGCCTGCAAGTCGCGGCTCAACGTGTTCATCCTCCGTCCGGGCGACGAGATCCCCACGCTGATCTCCTTGCCCCCGACGGCCATCAAACCCTTCGGCGCCTACGCCGTGGGCCTGCGCCAGAAGAAGTCCGCCCTGATCGCGGTGACGACGATCTTCGGGCTCCAGGATGCGAAGTCCTCCGGCGGCACGGCCTACAAGGGCATCGCGCTCCGGATGGGCAAGCCGCTCACGTTCACCGAGATGAAAGCGGCGCGGACGATCTCCGACGCCTTCGAGTCGGCGATGCGGTCGCGGGGGATTCAGGTCGACGAAGCGGCGGCGGAGGACCCGGAGCCCGGCGAGGCCTAGCCCGTGTCCTTCTGCCCCGGCTGGTTCCGCCCCTGGTGCGAAGCCCACAGTCTCAACGCTGATCGCCCGGACCGCTGGCCGGACGCGGCGCGCGCGGCGTTCATGGCCGAGAAGCTCCGGCGCTTCCGCCTCCACTGGGCGTGGATGTCCACGCTCGGCCAACCCGCGATCATCCGGCAGCAGTCCGGGCGAGACGAGTTGATCCGGCAAGTGCGGCGAGACCTCAACGATGCCCTGTCGGAGCCACCCGCCAGCCTCGGGCGGCACGACCACCTGAGCCCGTACCGGAGAGAACCGGCGGGCAATGCTTCGGAGAGGGAAGCGGACATCCTCGCCAGCTACGAGGTCCGCACGTATCCCGATGGCTCGCGAGAGATCATCCTGCCCCACCGCCCGTCGCTCGCCGAACGCCAGCAGGCGAAGCTTGACCCATGGAGACAGATCCCAATTGAGGACGTGTTGGCCTGGGTTTCGGAGACGCCGGACCGGATCAACCTGAGCGAGAGGACGGCGCGGTGCCTCTACTGGCTGGAAAAGGAGTTTGGAGGTCCCCATGCTACCGTGTGACGGCTGCGCATATCGTCGATCGATCCCGGGCGGTACCCACATCATCTGTACGTATTTCTGGGACCCGGAGAGTACGGAGGCGAGCCCGCTGACTCATCGCGTGTCGCCACGGGTGGCGCAGTGGTACTGCTTCCCGTTCAATTACGATCCCCTGTGGGGACCGGACACCTGCGCGGCACGTGCGGAGATCGCTGACCCGGCCACCACGCAGCCTCAGCATCCGCTCTTCGATCTCTTCTCAATCCTCGGACGACGCCTCTAGTGCCCACCTCCCCGAAATACTGCGAGTGCGGCCGGAAGATCGTCGTGCCGGTGCGGAAGCGGTGCAGGGGGGCCGCGTGATGCCGGGCCGGGCGGCGCGCAAGGGACGGCTGCCGAAGCACGATCTCTGCCGGGCGTGCTGGAAGGCGCTGGGGTTGGGAAGATGAAAACTTGGAAAGTGACGACCGCCTGTATGCACAAAACGATGCGACGCGGCTGTCTGTGCGCCCTGGTGGGAGTGACGACCGCCTGTATGCACAAAACGATGCGACGCGGCTGTCTGTGCGCCCTGGTGGGAGTGACGACCGCCTGTATGCACAAAACGATGCGACGCGGCTGTCTGTGCGCCCTGGTGGGGAAGAAGTGATCCCCATTCCCACGCTCGCCGAGGTCGTCGCCGACGGCGCCAAGCTCGCCGATCTGCCCTTCACGGCGCTCTGGGCCTTGCTCCGTGACGTGGGGCAACTGGAGAAAGAGATCATCGCGGCGATGCTGCCGGCGGCCAACAAGACTATGGCATCTACCGCCATACCGGAGGACCGCGCCCTGACAATCGAGGAAGCGGCCCAGCGACTCCGAATCGCCCCGGCAACGATGCAGAAGTGGCTGAGAAAACCGCCGTATGATGCCGCCGTCGTGGTGCGCTCACGCACCTGCGTCAGAGTGAGCGCCCAGCGACTGGACGACATTCTTCTCAACGGCGGGGCGCGGCCTCGCAGGAAGGCGGTGTCGGGATGAGAGGGCAAGGGCGGATCTATCATCGAGGGGACGCACTGTGGATTTCCTGGTACGCGAAGGGTGACCGGAGAGAAGCGGTCAGCACACTCGTCGGCAAGCCCGCGGGCAGCGTGACCTATGACGACGCCGTCAAGGCGCTCAAGCGACGGCTCGAGCAGAAGCGTGAGCAGCTCCTGCGCGGCTCCATCCTGCCGAAGCGCACGGAGCGCTTGACCGTTGCCCAGCTTCTCGCGGAGTACAAGACCCACCGCCTGATCCATGGCGTCAAGCGCCCGGTGGACTTCGCCTGCACGATCAAAGCGCTCGGCACCTGGTGGGGGCATCTCGTGCCCGCCAGGCTGACGACCGAGGACCTCGAACGGGAGATCCAGGCCAAGCTCGCCAAAGGCTTCGCCCGGGGGACGATCGCCCAGCGCCTCAGCGGGCTCTACGCGGCGCTCCGGTGGGCCAAGGAGAGGCTGCCGCGCGTCCCGGACAAGCCGCGGATCTCCGTGCCGCTCGGGCCCAAGGCGGTCTGGACGCCGGCCGAGGTTGACGCGCTCTGTGCCGAGGCCAAGCCCTGGCTCGCGGACATCGTGCGCTTCGGGCAGCTGACCGGGTGGCGGATCTCGGAGGTGCTCGACCTCTCCTGGGACCGCGTGGATAGCAAGCGCGGCCTCCTCTTCCTGGACGAGACGAAGACCGACGACCCGCGGGTGCGGCCGATCGAGCCGGCCATGGCGGATCTCCTCGCCAGGCGGACCACGGCGCGACGGCTGGGTTGCGCGCTCGTGTTCCACGTGGACGGATTGCCGGTCGGGGACGACCGCTTCCACCGGGCCTTCCGGGCGGCGTGTGGCCGGGCGAAGCTCGGGGTCAGGCGGTTCCATGCCTTCAGGAACAGCGCCTATGACACCCTGCTCTTGAACGGCGTGGACCTCTTCACGGCCATGGAGCTGATCGGGCACAAGTCGCTCAGCTCGGCGCGCCGGTACAGCCGGCAGAACGTCGACCGGATGCGAGGCGCGCTCGAGCGGGTGGAGGCAGCACGCTCGGCACAGCCGAACACTCCCAGCACAGCAGTCCTGCCATTCACCCGCTGAATCAGAGGGCTTGATGCCGAACGCGGCAATCTGGGGTAGAAGGAAGCGCGCCCTAGCAGGAGTCCTGCCAAGGACACCCCAGCTAGGTAATCAGGTACTTCGGCCAGGGGCCGCCTCTCCCGGGCGGTCTCTGGTCGCCTCTGTCGGACGTAGATTCGCTGCACATTTGCCTCACAGCGCCCCGTACAGGCTCCTGCACACGGCATGACCCAGCCAGACATCGCCTCCCAGCAGCCCAGGTTGTGCCCCAGGGACGGGTACGCGCTGGTCTTGGATGATGTGATCGCCCGGACGGCGATCGACGCGGGCTGGCCCGCGGTGGCGCTCTGGCGGTGCAGAATGGGCCATAGCCACCGCGACTGGCCGCCCGAGCAGATGGCCGCCCGCCGGACGGACCCTTCGGTGCGGAAACCGTGTGCTGTGTGCGGCCGACCCCTGCCCAGAAAGCCACGGCTCCACGGCTCCGGTGGTCGCAAGTATTGCCCCGGTCCCTGCACGGCTTTCGTCAAGCGTGAACGAGGCCTCTGGCTCTGGCATCACGGGCCGCCGTTCGTGATCGAGGCGCAGCCCTGGTATAAGGGCCCGCTCTACCAGGCGCCGCCGCTGCCCCTGCTCGACCCGCTGGCCGGCCGGATGCCGCGCGACTGGGCGGCGGGGTGGAGGCGCGTCCACGGCGTCGAGGCACCCGAGATAGCCGCATGATCGACGCCCCGATCGGCGCAACGAACCCCGTCCGGTGGCAGCAGGCCGAGCCCGAGCGCTTCGGCCTCATGTCTGGCTACGCTTGGCGGCACGATCCGCGGCACGTTCTCTTCACCCTGGCCCGCTACAAGTTCGTCGCGAAGATGCTGGCCGGCAAGGGGCCCATCCTCGAGATCGGATGCGCGGACGGGTTCGGGACGCGGCTGGTCGCGCAAGGGGGAGATCTCGTCGTCGGGATCGATGCGGATCCCGTGATGCTGCACTCAGCCGAACGGACGCGCGGAACCTTTCGTATCGCCTTCCGCAGGCATGATCTGCTGGACAGTCCCTTCGGTCAATTCAGGGGCGCCTTTGCGATCGACGTTCTCGAGCATATCCCGCCGAGCCGCGAGGAGGACTTCATGCGGCACGCCGCGCGATCCCTTCACCTGGCGGGCATCTTGATCCTCGGCACGCCGTCACGCGAGTCCCAACCGTACGCCTCCGAGCCGAGCCGTGAGGGCCATGTCAACGTCAAGACGCAGGCTGCACTCCGTGCCTTGTGCGAACGCCATTTCACGACAGTCTTCCTCCTCGGCATGAACGATGAGGTCGTGCATACCGGCTTCGGGCCGATGTGCCACTACCTCTGGGCGCTCTGCGTGGGACCCCGGGGATGAGCGCGCCTCTGATCGCCTCGACGCGCCGCCCGCAGACGTCCCACGAACGTGCCGTCGCCCTTGCCCTCGCCCGCCGTTGGGAGGACGCCGCGCAGGCGTTCCGCGCCATCCTCCGGCGCCAGGACACCGGTGAGATCCGCCAGGCGATTGCGACCTGCCTCATGTGCCTGCACCGGACCGAGGAAGCGATCACAGAGTATCGGCGGGCCCTCAAGCGCGATCCGACGCTCGTCCGGTCGCGGAACAACCTGATCTTTCTCCTCGATCATCAGCCGTCGACGACGATCGCGGACGCGTGGCGGGAGCGGCACGCCTGGTGGAAGATCCATGGTGAGCCGCTCGCCCCACAGTGTCTCCCGCACGAGAACCGACCGGACCCTGAACGGCCTCTCCGCGTCGGCTATGTCTCGGCCGACTTCCGCGGTCACTCAGCGGCCTTCGGGTTCGGGCCCGTGGTGCTGCGCCACACCGACGCGATCGCCGTGTACTGCTACTCGCTGTCGAACCGGGATGATGCGATGACCGATCTCTTCCGTGCGCGGGCCGCCGGGTGGCGCGATTGCGTGGATTCCACACCCATCGATCTCGTCGACCTGATCCGTGCCGACGCGATCGACCTGCTCGTCGACCTCTCCGGGTTTTCCGCGGGAAACAGTCTTCAGACCTTCTGCTACAAGCCCGCGCCAGTGCAAATCACAGCCTGGGGGTACGCCACAGGGACCGGCTGCAAGATCTTCGACGCTTTCTTCGCCGATGCCTACACGGTGCCGCCGCATCTCGAGCGGTACTACACGGAGCCGGTCATGCGACTGCCCTCCATCGTGCCGTACATGGGCCCGGGGTATGCGCCAGGACCGGCTATCCGTGATCCGGGCGCGCCATTCACGTTCGGCTCGTTCAGCCGGCCGGAGAAGTGCACGCTGCCGACACTCGCCCTCTGGGCCGATGTCCTCCGCCGCGTGCCCGGATCCCGGCTACTCGTCAAGGACAACGGCTACGGGCGGGCCGCAACCGCCGAACGCTTCCGCCGGGATCTCGGGCGGCGCGGGATCGATCCGACGCGCGTGGATGTCCGGGGGTTCTCGGAGCACGCCGAGCACCTGGGCGCGTATGCCGAGGTGGACTTCGTGCTCGACACGACACCGCACACGGGCGGGATCAGCTCGCTCGAGGCGCTGTGGATGGGCGTGCCGATGGTGACACTGCCCGGGGAACGGACCGCCTCGCGACTTTCCGGCTCCTTCCTGGCGACACTCGGGATGCCCGCGCTGATCGGCCATGATGCGAAGGGCTACGTCGAGATCGCCGTGGCATGGAGCGGGCGGCGGGCCGAGCTCGCGGCACTCCGGAGGACGCTCCGCGAGCGCTTGGTCGCTTCACCCATCAATGCCGGCTACGTGGTCGCGGTTGAAGCCGCCTATCGCCAACTCTGGCGCGCCTGGTGCGCGCGACAGGCGCCCCGATGAGTGATGCCCACGCCGAAGGGCACTGGACCCACGACCAGCGCGTGCAGGAGATCGAGCGGCTGGCGAAGGTGCTTGCCGCGCAGATCGGCTGCACGTGCCCCATGATCTACTCCCGCGGCGGGCACCCACACGACGCGGACTGCGCCCGCGAGCACGTCCTCCGGCTGCTCATCACGGGTCTCATCTTCTGGGACGGCTACCTGGCGTGGCTCTCGATGTCCCAGGTGGCGCGCACGCTCGCCGAGGATGTCGCCGCGCAGTTCCAGCCAGATGATCTCGAAGGGAAGCTCGCGCGGTCCGCAATGGGTTATGCGCGCTGGAAAGCCGGGATGGCATGACCGTCACGTGTCCCCGGCAATGCGGCTCCGAAGGGTTCGAGAATCCCGGCGCGCTCGCGGCCCACCTGATCGACGCCCACGACATGGCCGGGAGCGCCGCGCTGGCGACGGCGCGGGAGGTCGCCGGGCTGAGCCGCGCGTATCGTCCTCCGAAACCTGTCCTTCCGAACGTATCCACGACAAAGGAGGCTCCCATGACCTGCAAGATCTGCGGCGGTGACCATCGCTCCGACAACAAGATCTGCCCGAAGCACGGTGGCACGAAAGATGGGGGGGGCAACATGGCCAGTAAGCCGCGTGCCGTCGCGAAGAGAAAGCCTATCACGCGACGGCACCCGAAGCCGCCGAAGAAGGCCGCCGCCACTTCGGGCAACGGCCTGCTCTCGGAGCTCGACGCGCTCCGGTCCACGGCGGCCGCGCTCGAGCCGCTGGGCCCGGTCGAGCGCCTGCACGTCCTGGCGTGCGTGTGCAAGCTGCTCGCGATCGACACGTCCGACCTGGCCTCGTGACCGCGTGATCGCTTTCATTCTCGCCGCGAAGCGGCTCCGGCAGGCGGTGCTGCCGCTATGAGGAAGCCCCGCGAGCAAGACACGGTGGCGGCGATCCTCCAGCTCCTCCACGCCCATCGCATTCCAGCATGGCGGATCAACACAGGCGCCACGAAGATCGGCGGACGGTTCATCCGGTTCGGCGCGGTGGGGATGAGCGACATCCTTGCGCTTCGACCTAGAACAGTTATTGAGCTTTTGCCGCATGACGGGCATGGCGTAAGCCATCCTGCTGGCTGCGGCGGACAGTGTAACGGTCCGATGCTCGGGCAGTGGATAAGCATCGAGGTCAAGAGCGCGACAGGAAAGACAACGCCCGCCCAGCAGAGCTTTCTGGATCAGGTGAACGCGGCGGGCGGCAGAGCGTTTGTGGCACGGAGCGTGGATGACGTGGCCCGCGAACTCGATTTCCCACCCTCCCCCACCGTCGGCGGCCGGCCGATCTCGTGGGCGACGGCGCGGCGGATCAGCAAGGATGGGCCATGAGCGCCTGCCCGAATAATCTGGCGGACGCCACGCGCTACTTCCGGCGGCTGTTCCTCCTACACCACCTAGCGGCAGCCGGGACGATCACCGCGACCGCCACGCAACTCGGGACGCAGCGGACGTACATTACCCGCCTCAATCGGCAATTGGACGTCGAAGGCCCCCGATCTTCGAAGCGCCCGGAACGGACATGACGACACCGATGGATGATCTCAGCCCGAAAGCACGCGAACTCAAGCGGTTCCTGGAGCATCTCGTGACCGTCCATGTGACGACCGATCTCGCAGGCGTGTCGGGGTGTGGGCAGTGCGACCACTTCAAGGCGGCGCTGGCATGAGCTCTGCTCGCTGCCTCGCCCGCCTTCTGACCCTCGCGGCGCTCGCCTGTCTCCTGGCCGTCTCCCTCTGGCCCGAGCCGGTCTGCCGGGCGTGCGGGGCGGAGATTTTGCGGGATAGCGTGCTGCTGAGGGCGCGGTGATGGGATTCAAGTCGGGCCGGAAAGTGACGTTCTGCGCGGAGCGGCTCCAGCAGGCCCGCGAGTGCCGAGGATTGAGTCAGCGACAACTCGCCGCAAAAGTCGGCGTGCATGTCGAGTTCGTCAAGGAATGGGAGAAGGGCGGCTCGCTGCCGAAGCGCGGCACGTTTTCAGTAGATCAAGTCGCCTCGCTGGCTCTCGCGCTCGGCTTTCCCGTCTCATTCTTCTACCAAGAGCCACCGCCTCCGCTCGGTCCTACCTCACTGGACTACCACGGCACCAGACTCGTCTGTGATGCCTGCGACGAGGATGTGGAGTCGTGGCAAGTCGTCGAAGCGAACGGACAAGACTTCCACCCTGAATGCTCACCGCCCCGTGATAGAGCGGGAGAGACCAAGCCATGACCGCCCTTGATCGGCAGACGGCGCTGGAGCGGCTGTACGTGGCCGCGCTCAACATGTACAAACAGTACCGCGACGCTCCACGGGATATCGTCATGCAGCTTCGAGATGCTCTCATCGCCGTTGAGGAGGCCGCGCTGGAGGGGGAACTCAAGGAACGAATGGAGTGGTGGCGGGCTCGCTGGGAGAAGGAATGTGCCGACCTCGCCGACGCCCGCGCGGCGATTCGAGAGGCGGGCATATTGCTCCGCCATGCCTATGGTCCCGTAGAATCTGCGAAGCCGTGGACCGAATACGATCTATGGCTCGCCCTGCCCGCTGTCGTCGCGGCGTTGGAGGAGAAGAAATGATGCTCTACCACGGGGACTGCCGGTGATACGCCACGATCCACAGGAGGTCCGCGAGAAGCTCGCTAGCCGAGTTGTCGTCGCGTCCATTAGCGGCGGCAAAGATAGTGCGGCGATGAGCCTCTATCTTACCGAGCTTGGCGTCGAACATCGGCGCGTGTTTGCCGACACCGGATGGGAGCACGCACTGACCTACAAGTATCTGCGCGGTCCGTTGACGGCACACATCGGCGCGATCGACGAGGTGCGCGGGCCCCGACCAATGGACGATCTTATCCGCCACAAGAAGATGTTCCCGGCGCGGATCAAGAGATTTTGCACAGAGCATCTCAAGGTGAAGCCGTTACAAGCATACTTCTTGGCGCTGTCAGCCGAGGATGACTATGTAAACGCTATCGGCATCCGGCGCGGCGAATCGGTGGCGCGGGCGGCCGCCGTCGAGTGGGAATGGAGCGAGTCGTTCGACTGTGAGGTCTGGCGGCCCCTCGTAGAGTGGACCGAAACAGATGTGATCGAGATCCATCGCCGCCATGGCCTGCCGCCCAACCCGCTCTATCTCATGGGCGCGCGCCGTGTCGGCTGCTGGCCCTGCATCTTTGCCTCGAAAGCAGAAATCTCGTTGGTCGCAGAGCACGATCCGGCACGAATCGACACGATTCGCGCACTCGAAGCCGAGACCAACGCCAGTCGCATGGCGACGTTTAGCGCCCGTGGCGAGATGATGCGCTACCCGGCCACGTTCTTCACATTGCGCCCAGATGGCAAAACCCACGTAGCTGCGCCGATCGACGCGGTGGTGGAGTGGGCCCGTGAGAGCGGTCCGGAGCAGCCGACACTCTTTGACGAAGGCTGCATGCGGTGGGGCTTGTGCGATACGACGGAATGAGCCGCCGTCGCCGCGGCGGTGAAGGAGGAGGAGTCCATGACCGCAACGGAATTCTTCGATCCTCAGACGGATAACCCCGCCCATGCCGACTGACGAGACGCCCAGCGCGGCGGCGGTGGAGAAGGCCGAGAGTCTCTGGACTGATCTTGCCACCCATAACCGAGATACGTGGGAAAACGTCACGCTGATTGCCCTCGCCGAGCAGGCGCGGGAGATCGCCCAGCTCACGACGATCCTGACCGACGTGACCGCGGACGCGAACCTGAGCCATCAGCAGATCACGAGACTGGAAGAGGAGGTCGGGCGGGTGCGGGGGGCGCTGGAGAAAGCGAGGGAAACGATCCAGGCACTCCATGGTCAAGAGGCATGGGATATCTACGAACAGCACTCACCCGAAATGAAACAGATTGACGCCGCCCTCCGCGTGACGCCAGAGGCGGGGGGATGATGATCCGCCTCCTCCGCCACGCCGCCCAGACCCCGCTGATGCTCGGCCTGCTCGATTATCCCGCGCCCGGCCAGGTCGTCGCCTGCCCCGTGCTCTTCCTCGACGGGCGGTAGTCCTCATGCCAGATGATCCGATCCTCTATCGCTTTCGCGTGACGTTTCTGAACGTGCACAACGGCGTCACGTACGAGGTGCTCGTCTCCACGCCGATACGGTGGAGAGCGCTCCCCCTTGCGCAGACGGCGCTCAGTGAGCACCTGACGAAGACGGCCGGGCAGGTTCACGACTGGGTGCATTACTCGACGGCGGAGCTCCCCAAGGCATGACCCGAGGCCGACTTGACAACGGGTTCGCTCCCATGATAGCCGCCCTGACGCCTCGCTGATGCCCACGCTCGCCGACTGGCTCACGTCGCGCATCCCCCCGAACAGCCTTGAGGCCGAGCGCGCGGTCCTGGGCGTCGCCCTCCTCGACCGCGCCGGGCCGGCCGCGCTCTGCCGGACGCTCCGCGCCGAGGACTTCTACGCCGAGAAGCACCGGCACATCTACGCGGGGATCGCCGCCCTCCTGACCGCCCAGAGCGCCGTGGATCTCCTCACGCTGCCCGAGACGCTGCGCCAGCAGGGGCACCTCGAGGAGATCGGCGGTCCGGCCTACCTCGGCCAGCTCATCGAGGAAGCGGCCCTCCTGACCGCCATGCCGGACTACTGCCGGTTGATCCAGGACAAGGCGGCGCTGCGGGAACTGATCCGGCTCAGTACGGAGACCGTCCAGCGCGCGTATGAGAACGGACAGCCCGCGAGCGAGATCGCTGGACAGGCGACGACGGCCCTGGCCGCGGTCATGCGGAGCGCCGGGGGGCGACCGAGGCCTGCGATGCGCCCGCTCGCCGACCTCCTCGCCACGCCACCGGCGCGGCCCGTGTGGCTCGTGGAGTCGCTGATCCTGCAGGGCGCCAACGGCTGGATCGGCGCCGGGGCGAAGGTCGGCAAATCCCTGCTCGCCTTAGATCTCCTCCTCGCCTGTGCCCTCGGCCAGCCCTGGCTCGATACCTTCGCCGTCGCCCGTCCGCTCACGGTCGCCTTCGTCGAGGAAGAGGATTCCGCCTGGCGCGTCTACGAGCGGGCCACCCGGCTCCTGGCCGCGCGAGGCGCCCCCATGCCGACCGCGTTCTTTCTCACGGTCCGCACCGGCGTCCAGCTCGATCAGGAAGCCTCGCTCGGCCCGCTGCTCGACCTCCTGCGCTCGCGCCCGGTGGATCTCGTGTTCTGGGACGTGTTCAACCGGCTCCACACGCTCGACGAGAAGCGCCCCGATCAGATGCTCCCGCTCCTCAAGCGCGTGGACCGCCTCCGCGATGAGTACGGGTGCGCCAACCTGATCGCACACCACGCCCGCAAGCCCGGCGTCTCCGGCCCCGACCTCGCCTCCGGCGGCCAACAGCTCCGGGGGCCGAGCGAGTTCTGGGGCTGGGCCGAGAACAGCCTGTATCTGAAACCGCTCAAAACCAAGGGCGCGCTCATCGTCGAACCCGAGAGCAAAGACGCGCTCGTCGCCCCGTTCAAGGTGCACCTCGAGGACCTCGGGCCCGACAGCCGGCGGTGGGTCTATGACGGGGAGGTCGCGGCCAGGGTCAGTGATGGCGAGGCCACACGGACCCTCATCCTTGATGCCCTGGCACTCAATCCGATGACCGTCGGACAGCTCGTGGACCACACGAAAAAGACGGATCGGACCCTGAAGAAACATCTCGGCGCGCTCGAAGAAGATGGGGCCGTCGAGGCCACCAAGGAGCCCGGTCGGGCTGGGCGAAAACTGTGGATGCTGCGCTCTAAGACAGAAGAGCTGCCGTTCTGAGGAGGCCGACGGTATGACGGTGTGCCACGGTGTGAAGTTCATACGGCTTCATACCTACAAGTATGTGATTGGAAAGACGTATCGGGCGCCAGTCCGTTACCGTCACGGTGTGAAGGTAGAGCCATCACTGCGACGGTGTGAAGGTATGAAGCGCACCCTAAAGGGGTGCTTCATGCACTTCATACCGTCGTGGAGGCGGGAGACGTGAGCGCCCAGCTGAGCAACCTCCCTGGCCTTCAGCAGGCCGCCTACTGGTTCACCATCGCCGACTGCGCCATGGCCCTGCGCTGTAGCGTGCGCACCGTCCGGCGACACCTGCCATCGGTGCCAAAGGCGGAGCGCGTCAAGGTCACACGGAAGATCGATGGGGTGCGGACCACGCGCTATTGGCGAGTCTCGCCGGCCGGCCTTCGTGTCTTGGGCCGTCTGACACGGCAGGCGCCGTATCTCTAGACGCGCTGCGTTGCAAAAATCGTCTTTTCGACTGGCCACCTACACCGTGTCACCCTGAGACCTAGCCACCCTAAGGGGTGGCCACTACCGCCTTGCATAGGCACGCCGTCGTCAGAGAAAGTGTTGATCGTGAAGGCAAATCTCTGGCCTCTGCGAATGCTGAGTGGCGCGCTGGCGTCGGTAATCTCCCGTACAGTCCCCGCACGTCGTGATGGAGGAGCGCGAAATGTAGAGAGAAATTCGGCGCAGGATTCTGCGCGAGAACCCGCGGGCCGCTCGCGCGTCGACGTCGAGGCCCGCCGGTTCATTGCTGGCTCGACTTCCCCAGGCAACACCGCCACACAGACACCACGCGCGGTTTCCGGAAAATCTTTCCACGCAGAGTTGTACGCAGAGATTCCACCGCCGCTTCCGGCGCGAGTGAGGACGTGATGGCGCACGAGTTCAGGAAATCGTCCGCGATGCTCTCGTTCCTCGAGGAGCAGGTCTATCTCCCGTTTCTACGCAAGGCGTATCAACGCATCGACGAGGGCATGGACGCGGTGAAGGTCAAGGTGTTGCAGTATGAGGGGAACGTCGTGCTCGGTCCCGCGCAGGTGGATTACACCGAGCGGCGCGAAGCCGCGAAGGAAGCGTTGAAGTTGGCGGACCACTACCCCGATCGCCTCGACGTGAACCTGGGCGGCGACGGGTTGACGGTGATCTTGCAGGGCCTGGACGAGAGCAGAGTTTGAGTTTCGTCAAGCGGGGAGATCGTGGACTGCTGACTGAAATTACCTGTCTCGAACGGCTGGTTACGCTGGGATACCGCGAGATCTTCAAGCCAGCTCTGTCGGACCGAGGTGTAGACCTCGTCGTGCGGACAGCGACGGGCTACCACGGGGTCCAGGTCAAGACAGCGACGCCGAAGAAAACGCGCGGCGGTCGACTCTCATGGACGCTTGACCTCGCCGCCGGCGTCGCTCGCCGCGGGACATTGCGGCACTCGGATCCCGTAGCGTATTACCGTCAAGCCGGCGTATCGGTGATGGTCGCCCGCGTCGAGGCGGGATTTTACGTGCTGCAGCTCGCCGATTGCGGATCGGTGAATACCTCGCTAGAGAGCCGGTCGTATTTGTGGGAGGCGTGGGAGCGCGCGCTGGGCGGGCCGCCAGAACTCTCGGACGAAGCCGAAGTTCAGTCTCTTGAACGACAGATGAGGTTGCTGAGTTGAAGACCGCCACGCAGGGCACAGGAGGCCACGATGAACGAGCGACCGATCGACTGGCTGGTGCTGGCGAACAAGTACGGGATCTGGTTGGAGCAGGGGCGGAAGCGCCTGGTGGAGTGGCGGGAAGCGAACCGGACCGCGGGCGACGACGAGCAGGGGTGCCGGGCGCGGTGGGACGCGCGGGACGCGATGCGGACGTGGTGCGCGGCGTTGAAGCGGGAGCTGGATCTCGACGTGGGCGAGGGCGTCCGCGCGCGGGTGAACTTCGCGGCGACGGGGAGTCCGCTGGGGACGAACGAGCTCGGGGAGCACGAGGCACGGCTCGCCGCGCTCGACCGGCTGATTGGGCAGTTACTCAGCCAGGCGGGGCCGCTGACGGGGTAGTCGTGCTCGACCACGATCCGTGGTTCGACACGCCGCCGGTGACGACGGCGCCCACGATCGAGGGACCGGCGCCGGCGGCCGCGCCGGCGCGCTTCGAAGAGGTCGTGCCGCCGACGGTGGCGGAAGCGCTCCAAGGCCCGGAGCGGATCAAGGGGCTGTGGGGTCCGGTGCGCACGGGCAAGTCGCGCGGGGTCATGCGCTACGTCCTCGCGCATTGCCGGAAGTACGCGGCGCAATTCCTCGGCGAGACGATCCGGTGGCTCTTCGTGCGCGATACCTACGAGTCCTTGCGCGCAACCAATCTCAAGACGCTCCTCGAGCTGCCGCCGCTCGGGCGCTGGGGGCGGTGGAACGAGCAGAAGAAGACCTTTACCGTCGCGCTGCCGACAGGGCAGCGGGCGGAGTTGCTCTTCATGGGGCTCGATGACCCGAAGGACGTGTCGAAGCTCCAGTCGCTCGATCTCTCCGGCTTCGTGATCTGCGAGCCGGCAGGCGGCCTCGATCCCGACACGGAGCGCGTCGGCCTGGGGATCCCGGAGGACGTGTACTTGATGCTCTGCTCGCGCCTCTCCGTCCCGATTGGCCTGGAGCGCGTGGTCGGCATTCTCGAAGGCAACACGCCATCGGCGGGGCACTGGACGGCGCGCATGATCCGCGATGAAGCGTCGGCCGAAGTCCTCTCGGTCTTTTCGGCGGCCGGGTTGCCGACGGGCGAGGTGCGGCGCCGTGCGATGCCCGGCCGCACGGCCTCGGTCCTCTCGGCGGACGTGCCGGCCTGGGAAGCGCCCATTCTCCACTCGCGGCCCGGGTACTTCGACGAGCTGGAGCAGTTGTACCGGACCTCGGGTAAGGGGACGGCCTACATCCGGCGCTACCTTCGCGGCGAATGGCTGCCGACGCTCACGGGTGCCTTTACGCGCAACCAGGTGCCCACGATCGCCCGCGACGACTGCCCGCCGTTCGACGCGATCGTGGCGACGCTCGATCCCTCGACGGGTGTGGCCAAGGGCGATCGCTCGGCGCTCGCCGTCTGCGGGATCACGCAGAGCGGCTTTGCGTACCTGCTCGACCTCCACGTCGGGCGTTTTGAATACGCTGAGCTGATCGAGCGGATCTTCGCCGTCCAGATACGCTGGGCGCCGGGGGTCGTCGGCATCGAGGCGGTCGGCTTCCAGGTCTGGTTGGGCGCCATTCTCGCGGAGAAGAGCGCCGAGCGGGCGGTGCGCGTGCCGGTCCAGGAACTCAAGCGCGACTCCAAGCAATCGAAAGAGCTGCGCATCGAGGCGACGCTCGGCGTCCGGCTCAGTGAGCGGCGGCTCGTGGTGGTCGAGGGCTGCCCGAACCTCGACGTGCTCTGGGCGGAGCTCGAGAGTTTCGGGCAGTCCGGGGGCCACGACGACGTGCTGGACGCCCTCGCGGACCTCGACCAAATCGTCGGGCTCGCGTTCCCCGCGGCCGACGTCGGGATCCCCGACGGCGGAGGGCCTCGCGGCGGGCGTGAGTCCGGCGTTCGTGCGCCGCTCTTCCCGCAGCTCGCGGCGGTGGAGTCGGCTGCCGCGCGCGGGGAGCCGATCGACATCGATCGCCGCTTCTGGTCGCGGCAGCCGGCGGGATTCTGGCGTGGGCGATAGCCGGCCTCCCTTGGGCCCCCGTCTCGGTCGCGTGCATGCCTTGCGCAACCGCGGCGCTGTCTACACGGAAGGGCTCCGGACCTCGCTCCAGGCGGGTTTGCTCGGCGCGGGCGTGGCGAAGGGCGCGGGGTTCACCGATACGGCCTGGGCAACCTACTTCGGGCTGGCGATCCTGCTTGGGATCGAGCTGGCCAAGGTGCTCCTCGGCTGGCTCGATTATCGCTTCCACGTGATCCAGACGGAGCAGCGGATTGCGGCGGAAGCGAGTCCCGTCACGATGCGGATGGTCCACGCGCTCGAAGCATTGGTGCCGAAATGAAGTACGGCGTCCGCGCCCCGAAGACGAAGCCGGTCGTGCGGGCCGCCGAAGCGGTGGGGGCGTTCGCGGGCGGCCTGGTGGACAAAGACGATTACCTTTTCCGGCGCCTCTCCACGGGCCAATCCGGCGCCTCGACGCGACGCGATCTCTCCCCGATGGCGCAGGACCGGATGCTCGAGCTGGTGTTTTTCCTCTGGGAGTCGAATGCGATCGCGCAGTGGATCATCGAGACGACGATCGACTTCACCGTGGGTGAGGGGGTAACCATCGAGCCGCTCAACGACGACGTCGGCGCGGTGCTCACCGCCTTCGAGGATGATCCGGTCAATCAGCTGCTGGCGCGTCTCGAGGGCTTCGCGCGGGACTTCGGCCTCTACGGCGAGCTCTGCCTGCCCGCCTTCGTGAATCAGGTCGACGGCCACGTGCGCCTGGGCTATCTCGACCCGCTCGAGATCAAGGAAGTCCTGACCGATCCCGACAACGCGCTCGTACAGACGGCCGTGGTGCGCAAACCGCCGAGCGGGGATCGTGGTCCCGGGGAGCTCTACAAGATCATCCGCGGGGAAGCAGATCGGGCGAATCCTGCCTATGGGCAACTGGTCGGCGCGGAACCCGGTGAGACCGAGCCCCGCACGGGGCGCGTGTACAAGGGCCAGTGTTTCCTCTTCCAGACCAATCGCGTCAGTAACGCCCGCCGGGGTCGGTCGGATCTGCTCTCGCTGATCGACTGGGTCGACGGGTACGATGCGTTTCTCTATGACTCCATGCAGGCCGCGCAGCAGTTCAATTCGTATATCTGGGACGTGACGCTCGACGGCGCTGATGAAGCCACACTCAAAAAGTGGCTCGCCGCGAATCAGACCGTCAAGCGCGGCATGATCCGGGCCCATAACGAAAAGGTGAAGTGGGCAGAGCTCTCGCCGGATCTGAAAGCGCAGGAAAAAGATACGTTCCTCCATTTCCTTCGTGGGCAGATCCTCGGCTCGAAGAGCTTCCCGGAGCACTGGTATGGGCAGGGGTCGGATGTCAACTTCGCCTCGGCGAAGGAAATGGCGGCCCCGCCGGGCAAGCGGTTGGGACGCCGGCAGCAGGAGATCAAGCGGATTGTCCAGACGCTCTGCCGCTTTCAGATCCATTCTGCGCAGCGTGCCGGCACCCTGAAAGCCACGGTGTTGAGCGGCTCGACAGTCTCTGCCGACGGCGCAAGCGCCGCGCTGGCAGTGCCAGCAGATCAGGCCTACCGGATCGTGCTCCCAGAGATCTCGACGAAGGACACCGCACAGACCGTTGCCGCCGCGGCGTCGCTGAGTGCGGCCCTGACGCAAGCCGTCGCGCAGGGCTGGCTCCGGAACGAAACCGCGGGGAAGATCTTCGCCCATCTCGTGAGCCAACTCGGCATCGAGATCGACGCTGCGGCGGAACTCCAGCCGGGCGCGGGCCCGCGCGGCGCGGCGCTCACAGACTATTCCCCGGCGAATCTCCAGCGGCTCCTGGCCCAGCTCCAGCGCGCCGGGAACGGCAACGGCGACAACATGAACATGCCGAAGATGCCGGCGCCGGGTGGGGCCGTGGCATGATCGGCCGCGCCCGCTTCGCCGACGTGCCGGTCGAGCGTTTCACAGCGCAGCTCGCCGAGATCCTCCTTCGCCTCGATGCGCTCCCCACCGCTGCCGTCCAAGCCATGCTAAGCGATCTGGAAACCGCACGGCAGCAGGTCGTCCGCGAAATTCTTGTGATGGGCGCCGCTGCGAGTCCGCGTGAGCTCATCGAACTCCAGGCGCGCATCAGCGATGTCATGTACCGCTTCGCGGACAAGTACGGCCTCATGCTCTCGCCGATCCAGGGGGCCGTGGCGCAACTCGGCAGTGCGCTAGCCGCCGAGCCCTTGGTCGCCAGCGGCCTCGCCCTCTGGGTGCCGCAGATCTCGCGGCGGCAGCTCGAAGTCGCGCGGACCTTTCAAGCGCTCCTGATCTCGAATCTCGCCGACGACGCGACGAACCAGATCAGTCAGGATCTCGGGCTGGCGATCCTCCGGGGGCAGAGTGTCTACGAAGCCTCGCAGGCGGTCGCCGGATCGCTCACGGGCACGGCGACCTTCGGCTCCATCGCCGCGCGCGCGGAAGCGATCACCCGGACAGAACTCGGCCGGATTCAGAGCGTGGCCACGCAGGGGAGCCTCCGAGATCTCCAGCAGCAGGTGCCGGATCTCCAGAAGCAATGGATGCACTCCGGGAATGCAGGGCCGTATCGCCGCACTGGGCACATCGTGGCCAACGGGCAGGTGCGTGACGTCGACGAGACGTTTCAAGTGGCCGAGATTGCGGGCGGGGAGCAGGAAGCGCTGCTCTATCCCCGCGATCCCTCGGCGAGTCCCCGGAACACGATCAACTGCGGGTGTGTCTCCGTTCCCTTCCGGGCCGCATGGGCGGCTGACCTCGAAGCGTCGCGTCAAGAGATCGCGGCGGCATAGGAGCGCGCATGCATCGATTCCGGAAAGTCAAAGCGGCGTGGGAGTGGGTGAAGGAGCAGCTCGCCTCGGATTCGCTCGACGCCAAGGTGATGCAAGTGCAGGCCGCGTGGGCCGCGCAGTACGGGGCTGGTTACGACGCGGGTATGGTCTGCGACGTCTATGAAGACCGCGTCATCGTCCGGAAGATGGACGGCGGCTTTGAAGCCTACCCGTACACGATGGCGGCCGACGGGACGATCACCTTTCAGGCGCCCGTCGACGTCGAGGTCGTCTACAACGAGATTTCCGAGGCGAGTGAGCTGGATGCCGTCACGCCGCGGGGGAAGAGTGGAACCATCTGGGAAGTCCGCGTGCTCAAGTTCGGCCGATCGCGCAATGGCTTTCTCTGGAGCCGCGAGGCCGGCGAGAAGCTCGCCCCCTTGCTCGCCTCGGCCCCCGTCGGCTGTTTCATGGACCCGGCCGGGGCGATGGGCCATGCCGACGCGCGCAGCGTGGCCATCGGCAACGGCCCGCTGATCCGCAACATCGTCGGCGATCTCCAGGCGCCGCGGGTCGAGGATGATGGCGTCTATGCCTCCCTGCACGTCCACGAGGACGCCGGGTGGCTGAAGCAGAAGCTCCTCGGGCTGGCCAACCGGGGCGTGGTGGATAAGGTGCTCGGGTTGTCAGTGGACACGCTGGCGGGGTACGTCCCGGTCCAGCTGCGGGAAGGCGCTGCGAAGGCGATCACCGAGATCAAGCGGCTCTTTTCCGTGGACATCGTCACGCGCCCGTCAGCCGATGGGCGCTTCATCCGGGCGACGGCGGGGCCGTTGCTCACCGAGGGAGACCAGGTCATGAATCGAGCGCAGCTCATTGCCCTGATTCAGGAGCACCGGCCCAAGCTGCTCGAGGGCCGCGTGGTGGAATCGCTGACCGACGACCAGCTCGCGGCACTCGTCAAGGAGGCGCTGCGGGAGCCGGTCGAACCGCCCAAGCCCGGGCCGGACCCCGAGCTCGACGTCAAGCTGAAGAAGCTGACGGCGCTCGAGCAGCGCCTGGCCATCCGCGAGAGCCAGGAGCGCGTCGCGGAGGCCGTCGACGCCACGGAGCTGCCCGATCCGGTCAAGGCGAAGCTCAAGAAGTCCTTCGCCGGCAAGGTGACCGAGCAGGCGGAGATCGACCTGGCGGTCAAGGACGAGATCGAGACCTGGGGGAAGCTCACGGAGTCCGGGAAGGTGGTAGGCCTCGGCGGGGTGAAGGTCGGCAGCATGATCGACCGGAAGGACAAGATCCAGGCTGGCCTGGATATGCTCTTCGGTGTGAGCCGGGAGTCGCTCGCCGAGAATCTCAAGAGTTCGCCGTTCAATCCCGAGGCCGTCTCGCGGATCATGGAGAGCTTCAAACCTCATGCGGACGCGGCCAAGGACCCGGGGTTGCGGTTCCGGGGACTCAAGGATTTCTACATCGAGGCCACCGGCGACAAGGATGTCACCGGCCGCCGTCCCGAACGCGTCTCGGAAGCCACGGTCGTGACGACGGACTGGGCTGACGCGCTCGGCAATACGCTCTACCGCCGACTGCTGGCGACCTACGCGGAGCAGAACTACAACGAGCGCTCGATCGCGCGCTTCGGCAACGCGCCGGACTTCCGGACGCGGGAAGTGGTGCACCTGGGGTACTTCGGGGATCTGTCGACCGTGGCGCAGGACGGGTCCTACACGGCCATCACGAACCCCACCGATGACAAGGTCAGCTACGCCGTGGCGAAGCGCGGGAATCTTTTCACGGTCTCCCTCGAGACGATCAAGAACGACGACCTCCGCGCGGTCCAGGAATCCATCTCGCGCCTCGGCCGGGCGGCCCGCCGGACGCTGGCGGCATTCATCTGGAACTTCTGGCTGTCGATCCCGAACGGCTCCGGCGGCGGATTCGGGGCCCTCTTCGACATCGATTCCGCGGCCTGGTTCGACTCCACGGATGGCAACGGGCGAGGCCTGCACTCCAACTACGGGACGACGGCGCTCACCTCGGACTCCACTGGCGCCGCCGAAGTCATGACGCTGATTACGCGACTCGGCAAGATGAAGGAGAAGGATTCCCTGAAGGTCCTCGGCCTGCCGGCCATGACCGATCTCTGGCTGGATGTGCCGCTGGATCTCTGGAGCGTCGCAAACCTGCTGAACCGGACGCCGTCCTTCTCAACGACGGTGGCCAACCCGATCTACCAGATGTTCGGTCTGAACAATGAACGCATCAACGTCAACCCGCTCTTCACGGATCTGACTGACTGGGGCGTCCATGTGGATCCCAGCCGTGGGGACCGGGAGTCTATCTGGGTCGACTTCCTGGATGGGCGTGAGGAGCCGGAGATGTTCGTGGCGGATCTGCCCACGCAGGGCTCGCTATTCACGAACGACCGCATTGACTGGAAGATCCGGCACATCTACGGCGGTGATCTCTTGGATGTCAAGGGCGCCGCGAAGAACATCGTCGCCGGGTAAGAGAGAAGATGAGCGGAGCGGCCGAGCGCATCCGGTCGCTCCGCTCCTCACCATGACCATCGTCATCGTCGGCGCGATGTTGGCGCCCTGGTTATTCCTGCTCACGGCGCGCCGCGGTTGGCACGTCTGGGCGCGCAACGCCTTTGTCCGCGGCGCCGCCGTCATGGGCGCCGGCGCCGCGGTCAGTGTGGAGCCCTTCATGGCCCCGCTGGCTCTCTCCGTCCTGCTGCGCTGGACGGATGTCAGTCGTCTCGTGCCCGTGATGATCTGGGCGGCGATCTTCGGTGTCTGGTTCCTCGGCCTCGCCCTGGGGCCTTCAGGGCTCGTTGCAGCGGCCTGGCTGACCCTTGCTCTCGTGAATGTGGGCTTCGTGGTTCTCCAGTGTCTCGGGCAGCGGGTCGCGGTCCCGGCCTGGCTGGCAGACGGCGTTGACAAGATGGGCGAGGGGGTCGGCACGTTCGGCCATCGGACGATGTGCGCGGGCTTCCTGGCCCTGGTGCTGCCCCTCTGCTGGCTCATCCCAGCCCCTTGGCGGTGGCTCCTGGTAGCGCTTCTGGGACTCGGCCTGTGGTTGACCTCCTCCTGGTTGGCCTGGCTGGCCACGCTGGGGGCCCTTCCCGCGCTGATCCCAGCCCTCTGGCTACCTTTCCTTGGTTTGGCGCTGCTCGCTGTCCTGGGGGGCTGTGCGGCCCTCTGGGCATGGTCTCGGGCCCCCGGTTGGTATCACCTCCTGATGCGGCCCATCGAGCGCTGGACTCTTCGGGGGGCCTCGCTGGACAGCGTCGTCCAGCGCCTGGAGGTCTGGCGGGCCTACGGCCGCGTGTGGCGGCGCTGGCCGAACTGGTTGCTTGGCCGCGGGGATGGGTCGTCCCACGAGGAAGCCGTCCAGGTGCAAGCGGGGGTACAGCATCGGATGGTCGGCTATCCCCACAACGAGATCGTGAGCCTCGCCTACGAACACGGGCTCTTCGGCCTCGCGGCCCTCGGGCTCTTCGCGTGGCGAGTGGTGCCGGCGCTCCACGCCGGCGATCCCTGGAGCGCGATGGTGATTGCTGGGGGCGTCCTCATGCTCGGGATGCACACCGCGCACATCGCACCACTCGGCGGAACCTGGTGGCTGGCCGCGGCGATGGTGGCGGGGCGATGAAGCTGACGCCAGGTAGAGTGCTTGGCATTCTTCACGGCTCTGCTTGGTTCCTGGTTCTCGTGTACCTGGCGAGGCTGGAGGGCTGGCGACTCTGGGTAACATTTGCGGCGCTGATAGTTTTCGGTGCATCTGTAGACTGTGTAGCTCACAGGTACGTCGGGCTACGGAACGGCCGATGAACTGGCTCGCGCGCCTCATGATGCACATCCGCCGGCCGAAACCCCTCCTCCCTCCGGAGCTGGCGTGGCGAGTGGAGATTATCTGCTCCCATGGCGGGATGATGGATGTGTTCCCGTCCAATTACGACGGCCTCAAGCCCGATGCCGAGCTCTATGTCGCCTGCGCGCAACTCTGCGTTGAGGCGGCGAAACGGAACGGCATCATGCCGGACATCCTGCTGAGCGCGCTCGCGCATAAGTACCTGAAGCCCACGGTCGGCCATCTCTCAGGGAAGAAGCTCATTGTCGCTCGCTGACGTGCAGCTCCAGGTCGCCACGTGGATTCAGGACACGGCGGGGAAGCTCTCGTCGACGGACCGGGATCGCGCGATCGCCGGGGCCGTCGACATGTATTCCCGCCACCGGCCGCGGCTGAAGCAGGCCACCCTCACCGGCGATGGCGCGGCCTTCGACTTCTCGGTGCCAAGCGATTGGATGGACGGCATCTCCTCGATCATCGCGATTGAGAACCCGGTGGACCAACAGCGGCCGGAGTTCCTGGACGAGAGCGAGTACACCGTGCGCCTCGATCCGGCGACGGGACTCTCGAAGATCCGCTTTCTTGCCGACGTCCTGGACACCGGGGAGAAGGCCTATGTGACCTACGGGATCGGCCACGTCTTGACGACGGCGCTCGATACGATCCCAAGCGGCGATCGGGTGGCGGTGGTCAAGCTCGCTGCCGCGGGCTGCGCGACCCAGCTCGCCGCCCTGTACGCCCAGACCAGCGATCCGACGTTCGGCGCGGACACGGTCAACTACCGGACGAAGAGCCAGGACTACCTCGCGCTCGCCAAGGCGCTCGAGACGGCGTACCGCGAGCACGTGGGCGCCCTGGCTGGTGTCGCCGCGGCGAGTGTCAGTAGTGACCTGGACGTTGCGCTCCAGAACAACGCCGGTCTGCCCTTCTACCACGACGACCTCTCGCGATGATTAGCTACCAGATCACCGTCGAGGCGAAGGGTGGCCTGCTGACCGATCCGGCTATCGGGCAGCGGTTCGACCGCGAGATCATGGCGACGCTGGCGGAACTGGGCGTGCTCGGGCAGAACCTGGTCGTCCGTCGCACGCCACACGGCGTCAGCTCGGGTGGCGGTGGGCTCCGCGGGTCCATCTTCACGGAGGCGCACGGGACGCCACTCGGGCGTGGGCAGCGCATCGCCTCAAGCGTTTACTACGCTCCGATCGTCGAGCGCGGGCGGCGCCCGGGTGGGCGTCATCCGCCGCCCGGGCCGATTCTGCTCTGGGTCGTGCGCAAGCTCGGCAAACGCGGAGCCGAGGCCCAGCACGTGGCCTTCCTGATCGGGCGGAAGATCGCCCGGCGTGGGACCGTCGGCGCGGGCATGTTCGCGCATGCTCTCGTGGATCTCCGCCCGCTCGTCCAGTCGCGGTTTCAGGCGCTCGTGAACCGGATCGGGGAGATCCTCAAGTGAGCCTCTCGGCCATCCGGGCCTCCCTCAAGGCGACGATCCAGACCGTTCCGAACGTCGGCGTCGTCAACGACTTTGAGCCGGCGATCACGCGGGATGAGGATCTGACGACCTACTTCGTCGATCCGGCGCTCGACTACATCCTCGGTTGGAGTATGACCCGCGAGACGACCGGCGAGCGGGACGCCTCCTATGCCAGCGATTTCGAGGATCATCTCTTCGTCCTCCGTGCCTATCGCGCGGTCAAGAACGCGGACGCGTCGGAAGCAGAACTTCAGGATCTCGTCGAACTGGTGCGGACGGCCATCCGCGCAGAGGAAGGGCCGTGCTGGAACGGCTCGGTGCAGTTCGTGGGCCACCCGCAGGTCCGGATCTTCGAGGCCCGCATGTTTGGTGCGGTCCTCGTCCACTACTGCGAAGTCACGGTGCTCGTGACGGAGCACGTCACCGTCCCCTAGCGGGACACGGAGGGCATCATGGCGAACCTGACAGTGCCGCGCAGCCGGCGGATGGTGGTCGCGATGAAGGTCGAGTCGACCTATGGCACCGACGCCTTCGGCGGCTCCTATCTCGCGGCCAACATCGTGCCTGCCTTCAACATCAGCCCGGCGATCACGCTCGAGGAGATCGAGAACCTGGCGCTCTCCGGCGACATCGGGCGGCTCCCCAGCGGGATCGGCCGCGAACTGGCCGGGGTCACCTTCGAAATGTTCATCCGTGGGGCCGGCGCTGCATACTCGGCCAGCGTCAAGCCGGAGGCGGACAGCGCGTTGCAGGCCTGCGGCCTGAGTTCCACATTCAGCGGCGGCGCCGGCGCGGAGATCGTCACTGTCGACCCGGTGGCCACTCCCTCTTCCTACACGATCTACATCGTGCAGGAGAATGGCTCCACGCTGAAGATGGGCGGCTGCTTCGGCGACGTGGACTTCACCATGCGGGCGGGTGGGATCATCACCGCGCGCTTCAGCTTCCAGGGGATGCTCCTCGGCGAATCGGACGTGGCCTTCGTGGCGGGCACGATTGCCGGGACGCCGGCCTATCCGACGGTCAAGTCCGCGGCCTTCCAGATCGATACCGACAACTATGCGCCGCGAATCGGGACGATCGGCTTCCGGATGGGTAATGTGCTCCAGGCCGTGCCGTCGGTCAACGCCGTGGGTGGTGTGGCCGGGTTCTTCATCGCGGATCGCCGGCCGCTGTTCACGATCGATCCAGAGGCGAATTCGATCGCGACGCACGACTGGTTCACCGACCACAAGGCCGGCACGCTCATGGATGCCAGCTTCCTCATCGGGAGCGTGCAATACAACAAGCTCCAGTTCAAGTTCAACGCCTCCCTGGCGGCGGGCTTGCAGATCGTCCAGCGGTCCTGGGGCTCGCGCGATGGGCTCACGTCGTTCCCGACGACCCTGCTCGCGACGATCAGTGCAGGCCAAGATGACTTCAGCCTGATCTTCAGCTGAGAGAGGCGCATGGAAATAAAGCGCTGCAAGAAGTGCGGCGAAGAGAAGCCCCTGACCGAGTTTTATAAGGGGCGTCTGAATCGCGGTGGCTACATTCCTCGATGCAAGTCCTGCATCAAGGCGGTGATGGCGGCGTTCTATCTAAAAAACAAAGACCGGATTCTATCTAGAAGCATGGCCTGGGCGAAGACAAATCATGTCCACGTTGCTGCATTGGCGATGGTTCGTAACCGTCGCCGTGGTGTGAAACCGAAGCGCGTGTTTGCCTCCGAAGAGGACAGGATGGCGGCTCGTGGTGATTACAAGCGGGTCTACGTAGAACGATACCCGGATCGTGTCAATGCCGCGAAGGCCAGCTATGCGGCGAGGTTCCCTGAACGGATCAAGGCTTTTCTTGCTACCGCGACGGCTCGCCGCAGGGCCGCTCCTGGTGTCGTGACTGGAGCGGAATGGAAATCGCTCCTCATATTCTATGAACATCGATGCGGCCAATGTGGAGCGTCGGGCGAGAAACTGACCGTCGACCACTTCATCCCGATCATCAAGGGTGGTCATCATTCGTGGGACAATGTCTGGCCACTCTGTCTCAAGTGCAATCTTCGGAAGGGTACCCGTATGCCGCTAGAAGCGCACCCGCCGCACGTCACCGAACGACAGGAGGCCGCATGTCAGGCCCAAGCGTAACCAGTCACTCCAACGGGGGGCCCCCAGCCCGCCTCGCGACCATCGCGGAGATCCTCGCCGCCTCCGAGACACACATCACGCTCCCTGGCCTCTCGGCCACGGTAGGCGAAGCCTGTTCGCTCAAGGTTCGGAAGCTCGCCCGTGCGGAGTTCTTGCTGTGCCTCCCGCCGAATCCTCCCGGCTCCGAGTCCTGGGACCGGGAGGACTGGGCGGCGAAGGAGGCGGCCTGGCTCGAAACGCTGCCGCCCGAGATCATCGAGGCCCGTCGGCGCACGCTGGCGGAGCTCAATGTCAAGGTGGTGGCGATGGCTTCGCTCGATCCTGCGCTGACCATGGAGCAAGCATTGCGCTTGGGTGACGATGCCCTTGTGGCGGCAGCGGCGATTTTGCGATTCTCTGGAATCACGTCAGAGGCAAAACATGGAATCACGTCAGAAGTAAAGGAAGAGGAGTCCGCGGCCGGTGTTGCCTGATTTCCTCCTGCCTATCACCCTGCCCACCGGGGCGGTTTCGCTCCTCGCCCGGGATGTGACCGTGGCCGAGTTCTTTCACGGCTTTCCGAATTCGGCGCCGGCCATGCCCTGCTATGCGAAAGAGACGCCGGAGGGCCAGCAGGCGATTACGGCGGCCCTCGAGGGGTGGGCGGATGCCCTGCTCACGCGCGTCGTGCTGGCTCCTTCACTGCCGCTCTGGGTGGTTCAGCGGATGGGCCGCGCGCGCGATGACGCGCTGATGCCCTACCTCCGGACCGTGGGATGGATCCCCGGGGGCGCCTCGGCGGACCCTGCGCGCGCCCTCGACCCGTCATCTCCGCCAGCGGACACGCACACGTGGGCTCGCATGGAGGCGGCCTGGATCGTGAGCCTCCCGCCCTTTACGACGGTCCCCGCCGAGAACATCAAGGCGGCGATCAAGCTCCTGGCGAGCAAGTGCCGGACGGCGCCGCACGTCGTGTGGACCGGGTGGCGGATTTCTGAGTTCTTGTTCGACTGGCGCATCCTGCTCCAGGACGATCTGCTCAAGCGGGGCGGGGCCGCGGCATCGGATGGCGATGAGTTCCTTCGGGCTTCGGGGATCGAGGACGAGTGATGGCTGACAACACCATCGGTATCAACATTACCGCGACGAACACGACCGGTCCCGAGTTCGAGAAGATCCGCGCGCTCACGAAGATGATGGGTGAGACGGTTGCATCGGCGTCGAAGAGCATGGGCGAGGGCTTCGGCCAGGTCTCGCGGGTGACGCGCGCGCTCGCCGCCGATGTCGGCTCGTCACTGAACCCGACGCTGGGTGCGATGGTCGGGAATCTCGGTCTCGTGGCGCGCGGCGCGGGCTCGATGGGTGCGGCACTCGCGGGCGTAACGGCGGTCGCCGTCGTGGGCGCGGTCGCGCTCAAGGGCTATTTCGATTCGGTGCTCAATGCGGCGGAGGCGCAAGCCAAGCTCAACATCGCAGTCCAGAGCTTCGACATCGCCTCGACACAGCAGGCGATGCTGGCCGCCTCGATCGAGCTGGAAGCCTATGCCGAGCGCGCGAAGACCTTCGGCGGGCGGCTCCGGAATGCGTTCGGCGACCTCTCGGATGCGCTCGGGATCACGCGCTCCGCGATGCAGGATCTCCAGGCGGCGGCCGCCGCCACGGCGCTGAATCTCCCGCTGGCCCAGGCGAAGAGCACGACAGAGGCGCTCCTCCAGCAGGTGCAGGCCACGATTCAGTTGCGCGGGATGCAGCTGGGTAAGGCTGAGGTCCTCCAGGATGAGGAGGAATACCTCCGGCTCGTCAAGGCGATCAACCAGGAGTTGAGCGCCCAGTTCAGCCTGGAAGAGCGGAATCTCCGGATCAAGGCGCAGCAGGCCATCGGCGCCGCCGGCGCCCGCAACGCCTCGCCCGCTGAGATCGGCATGATCGAGGGGCGCCTGGACAAGGACATCAGTACCCTGGCCACGCGCGCCCGCGTGGCGTTCGAGGGCCTCGAGGAGCAGCGGCGCCGGGTCAGGATGGGGCGTTTCGCCGCCGAGCTTCAGACGGCCGTCGCCGGTGCGAATCAGGCAGAAATGGGATTCACCGGCGTCAGCCCGGAGGATGCGGCGCTCGGGGTGCGGCGCGCCGCGGCCGGCGCCGAGCGGCTGCTCGCGATCGACCAGGCGCGCGTGAATGTCCTCCGCGAGCAGGGGGCGCTCACGGACGCCCAGCGGCTCTCGCTCGAGATGGCGGCGGTCGAGGCGGAGCGCCAGCTCAAGGTGCAGCAGGCCGGGTTCGATCTGGACAAGCAGGCGCTCGCCAACATGGAGGCCAGCGTACGCACGGCGGAGATCGTGCGGGCGGGACGCGAGCAGAACGAGCCACTCGCGGGCCTGGCAGCGGGCTTCCGCCTCGCGGCCGACGAAGCCGAACGCTCGGGCGCGATCATGACGACGTTCGCGCAGCAGACGGCCAGTAACATGCAGCGGGAGTTTTCGGACGGGTTCTTCAGCGTCATCACCGGCGAGTTCAAGAAGCTCCCGGACATCGGGCGACAGTTCGGCCTGGCCATGGTCCGGAGCCTCACGGATGCCTTAGCGACGATGGCGACGGCGCCCCTCTTGCGCTCGCTCCAGCAAGGGCTCGGTTTCGGCGGCGGTCAGACCTTCGTCCGCGGCCTGGGCCTCCTCGGCGCGGGCATGAGCCCGGGCGGTCTGGTCGAGGTCGGTGGGCAGCTCTTCCAGTCCGTCGCCGCGGGCGGTGGGCAGACGGTGCTCGTGCCGATGGCGGCGGGTTCTGCGGGTGGCGCCAGCGTCGCCGCCTCCATGGCGGGCATCGGGGGCCGAGCGGCAGGCGGCGGCACGGGCGGCACCGGTGGTTTCCTGAGTCTCTTCAGCGATGCGGGCTCCGCGCTCCGGGCGTTCCTCAACACGCCGCTCTCCTCGGTCGCGCCCTCGCTCTTCGGGGCCAGCACAGTCTCGGCCGGGGCCGCGTCCGCAGAGATGGCCACCGTGTCGGCGACCAGTGCCGAGATTCAGGCGATGGCGGGAGGCTCCGGTGCGACGATCGGGACCGCGCTCGGTGCGACGGCTGCCCTAGCGGGGCTAGCTTTCACGATCTACGGCGGGCTGTCAAATCCGCCCACGGCGACCAATATCGCCACGAGCGCCGTCTCGGGCGCCATCAGCGGCGCGATCCTTGGATCATATTTCGGGCCCTACGGCACGGTGATCGGCGCCGTCGCCGGCGCGGCCCTCGGTGGCGGCGCCGCTGCCCTGGGCAAACCCGACCCGGCTGCGAAGAAAGCCCGCCAGCAGGCGGAGGTCAACCGGGCGGTGGGGGCGGCGCAGGCGCTCGGGGGCGCCGTGCAGGCGACGAACAGTGTGCAGGAACTCTTCGATCTACTCGCGGCCAATGGCTCGGGGACGAGCGGGGGCACCTCCGCGGTGGCGATCGGGACGCTCGTCTATCCCAGCGGCATGCCGGACGTCGGGCCGGGGCTCGCGATCGGTTATCCGAACGCTGCCTTTGCCGTGGCCACGGTGGACGAGTTCCGCCGCTACGGCCCCACGAGCTTCCGCGCGGTGATCCAGGCCGGCGTCAACCCCAGCTTCCTGAGTGGGCCGAATGCCGATCTCGAGACGGCGGTGAAGAGTAAGTTGCGGCAACTGATCCAGATGGAATCCCAAATCGAGCTGTCGACCTCCGATCTCCTCGCCAGCCCCTTCGGCGGCACCGTCCAGCGGACGACGACCTTCCGCGCGGATCAAGCCGGGGCCTTCGCCGGGCAGCAGCTCCGCGTCGAAGGGCCGTCCTTGAACGGGCTCACGCCGGAACAGCGGGTGGCGTTCCTGAAGGACCTCGCCAAGCTCGACCAGGACCTGAACCTCAACATCCTCTACCGCGATCCCGCCACGGACGAGATCGTGAGCATCTCGGCGACGCCGTTCTCGGGCGACGTCGTGCGGGTCTGAGATGGCCACCGCCACCGCGTTCTACCCGAGCCTGAGTTACGGTGTGACGCCGACGGTCATCAATTTCGGGGCCAGTGAGCCGCGCGAAGTGGCCTCGCTGATCGAGATCAACGAGGCGGCCATCCGCAAGCAGAACGTCGCCGAAGACGGGACGACGGAGACGCTCTTTCTCCGGATCGAGACACAAGTGCGGCTGTCCTTTCAGTTTCTGACGAAGGCCACGATCGACGCCATTCGCACCTGGTGGCGGACCCATGCCGCGCTGGGCTTGGCGTCCGGACTCAAGCTCGATCGCTTGGAGACGGCGGCGGGGCAACTGGAATACGACACCTATAACACGTTCTTCACGACGGCCGAGCTGGTGGACGTGCAGTGGCAGCCCCGCCGAACGACCCCGCGAGGCATTCACTACGCGCTCTCGCTGACCTTCCGCCAAGGGACGCCGCCGTCCTTCACGCCGCGGGTCGGGAGCCTCTGGCTGACCGGCTATGCGCCGACCGTGCGACAGGCCTCGCTCCTGACGCCGACAACGGGCGCGCTCGTGCTGACCGGGGTTGCGCCCACGCGGACGCCATGAAAACCGCCACGGCGCCCTATCTCGTCCAGCAGAATCAGCTCCAAACCCAGCCGCGTCTCTTCGTGCGCTTTTATGCCATTCCGTCCTTCGCCTCGGCGGTCGACTACGCCTTCTCCAGGGATTTCTCGACCGGCGAGATTCTGCAACCGACGACAGAGAAGCTCACGATGCTGATGAAGGTGGCCGGCGTCGCGCAATCGATCAGCCCGGAGCTGGGGCAGTCGACGATCGGGCAGTTCACGCTGACCTTCCAGGATCGAGCTGGTGAGATCCTCCGCCATATGGGGCAGCGCGTGCTACGGCTGAACGCGACCATGACGGCCACGGACCCGCCCTCAGGCGGCGCGCTCATGGTGATTGAAGATCCGTCTGGATTTCCGACCACCGGCACGCTCGACGTGTTTACCGGCGGCGTTGCCGAACGCATCCGGTATCAGGCCTACGATGCCGTGACGCGGCGCTTTCTCGACATCACGCGTGCGGTCGATGGGACGGTCGCGGCGGGGCATGCGATCGGCGATCTCGTGCAGAACGGGGAGCAGATCCGCCCCGGGACCCGCGTGCAGATCTACGCCGGCTATGCGGGGTTGGCGGAATCCGCGTATATGCCGTATATCAAGATGCTCGTGACCTCCCGCGAAGTGGCCACGGATGGGATCACGGTGACGATCCGCGTAGCCGACATGCAGCGCACCACGCGACAGACCATTTTCCTCCAGGCGAGCCAGGACACGCCGACGCTTATCACGGGGAATCCGCTGACGATTCTCCTGCGCGTCCTGCTCTCAACCGGCCTGGGTACGAACGGGCCGTATGACGTGCTCTCGGCTGCCGACGGGCTCAAGGTGCCCGAGAGCTTCGTGGATGTCGCCGCGATCGAAACACTGCGGGCCCTCGAGTTCCCCACCGAGACCTACGCCTATTCCCTCGTCGGACCGCAAGAGGGCAAGCGGTTTCTGGAGAAGGACATTCTGCAATCGCTCAACTGCTATCCCTTCGTGACACAGGAGGGGAAGCTCACCGTCAAGCGGTATAAGACCTTTGTCCCGCCCGGGACCATTGCGGCCCTCTTCACCCAGCAGGACATCATCAGCTGGGGATGGAACGCCGGCGACGGCAACATCATCAACATCGTGCAGTTCGAGTACGAGTTCAATCAGAGCGCCGGGGCGCCGGGCGAGTACGGGCTCCGGCAGGTGTACACGAAGACGGCGTCGTTCGATCGCTATGGGGCTAAGCCGCGCTTGCTCATTCAGTCGATGGGCATTCAGAAGAGCGAGGACGCGCAGACGATCCTCGATGATCGCGCCTTCGAGGTCTTTCGCCGATTCTCGGAGCCCCCGGCCCAGCTCACTGTGCAATGCTTCTACCGCAATCATCTGCTCGAGCCCGGGGATCTGGTGCAGGTCACCCACCCGAACATCCTCAACATCAATACCGGGCTGCGCGGGCTGGAGGACGAAGTCTTCGAGGTCGTCAACATGAGTCCCGGCTTCGATGCCGGGATGGTCACGTTGCAGCTCCTCTGGGTGGCCTCGATTGCGCCGATTACGCCACCGACCTCCGGGGGCGAGATTCCCCTTGTGCCGCCGTTCGGGCCAGGGAACTTCCCCGAGGTGGATGTCATCGGCTGGTGGGAAGACTTCTTTACGATCCTCGATCCCTCTCCAGCTGTGGGCGGCAAAGTCATGCCCAGTGGGAACTGGAACGGAACGAGCCCGTTCACCTTGTCGGGGAAGTCGATCGGCACGGTCATTGTAGCGGGCGCGGGAACGACCTTCGCGCAGATGACCCTCGCGAAAGACAATGGGGCTTTTGCGCGTGGACTCTGGATCGCCTCCAGCAATCAAGCGCTCTGGGTGCGCTGGGCGCAGTACGGAACTGGCGCTGGGATACGATTCCTTGGGCTGGCCGGTAACACTGAAGTCGGTAATTCATTCGGCCCATCCGACGCCCTCATCTACGATGGCGTCTACTTTACCCACACCGCTGGGGGGTTTATCGAATGTGTCTGCTGTAAGCTGACGAATCCGGCGCAACCTGCCACGCGGGTGGAGACGCGCATCACGACCGCAATCAGCGCGGCGGATGGGGTCTACCACATCGGGAAAGCGCGCAGCAGCGGCAACGGCGCCTCGGTCGAGTTCTTCATCGACGGCGTCAGCGTGGGCGTCATCACGACGACCATTCCGACCGTCAACCTGGGTCCCGGGGCGAGCGGGAGTTCTTTCAGCGGCGCGGTCGGTCTGGAAATCGATTACTTCGGCGTGTCGGTGCCGCGATGACGCCACTCCTCGAGCAGACGGCGGCCAAGCTCAAGCGCGACGAGGGCCGGCGGCCGAAGCCCTATCAAGATACGCGCGGGATCTGGACGGTGGGCTACGGGACAAATCTGACCAGCGGATGGTTGTCTGAGGCGGCGATGACGCAGATGTTGATGGACCGACTCCAGGAGGTGGAGACGGCCTGCCTCGCGCTGCCGATCTGGAAGGATCTCTCGGAGCCCCGTAAGGGCGTGTTGCTGAACATCGGCTATCACGTGGGCTTCGAGGGGCTCATGCGCTTTCGGCTCATGTACCAGGCGCTCGAAGCGCGGGACTATCCACGCGCGGCGGCGGAAATTCTTGACAGCGACGCGGCGCGAGAGGTTGGCGCCCGCTACGACCGCCTCGCCAAGGCGATGCGCGAGGACGCCTGGGTATGACCGCCACGCTCCCGGATGAGCCACCGACCTCCGCCCGTGTCAATGGGCACCTGCGGTTGCTCGAGTACGTCGTCAAAGGGGGCCCATGGGCGCTCATCGTCGTCATTGTGCTTACGAGCCTCGCGGGCGAGTACGGCATCCTCGACAGCCAGACGCGGCGGAATGCCGATGGCATCACGTTTCACGTCGAACAATCGAAGCGGCAACAGGAGAGCCTGGAGAAGATCCTGACTGTCCTCGAAGATCAGCGCCGCATCCAGACACAGGCCGCCCTGATCGCGTGCTTCAAAGAGGCGAAAACCGATGCCGACCGATCGGACTGCATCCGAAAGTTTTCGAGCAAATAGGAGCCACGATGCGCTACCTCCTCTGGCTGTCCGTGGTCGCCCTGACCGGCTGCTCCCTCGCCCCCTCCGACAAGGTGCTGGAGCAGCTCGGCAAGAGCGAGCGGTCGTGGTGTGTGTCCATCACGAGCGTCTACGGCACGATGCGGGCTGGTGGGACGGGCGTCCAGGGCGGGACGATGACCTGTACGCAGGAGGGGTTAGCTGTGACGGATACTGCGTCGAAAATCGGCGTGCCGATTCTGGTGGTGCCGGAAGTGTCGATCGGCGCTCCGAAGAGGCTGGACAAGTAATGGACTTCGCCGTCAGCGTCTTCGTCACCCTCGGCCTTCTCGTGGCGCTGTGGCCCTGGCTCCTCCTGGCTGCCGTCGTCGCGGTCGTGGGCTATCTCCTCTGGTCGGCGATCCGACGCCGCCGCGGGCACCTCGACTGATGGGGAGCTTCTTCAAGCAACCGTTCGAGCAGTTCCCCGTGGCAATCGACTTTGCCCCCGCGCTCCCCGCGGGCACGACCGTAAGCTCGGCCGTCTGCGCGGTGCAGGATCTGAACGACGGCACGGATCAGACGACGGCGATCCTCGTGAGCGCGAGCGCCAGTATCTCCGGTGCGATCGCCACGGTCACGATCAAGGCCGGCACGGCGGGCCATCTTTACAACCTCCGGTTCCGGGCCACGCTCAATACGGGCTCATTGCTCGAAGAAGACGCGACGCTGTCGTGCCAACAGGAGGGCCACTAAGGTGTCGGCCATCGCCCAGCACGCTGTGGATGAGGCGATCTTTGAGCGGCAGTTCGCCTGGACGATGCTCGCGCTCACAGATCTCAGCGAGGGCGGATACGTGCAGATCCGGTGGCACGGGCGGCTCACGCCGACAAACGCGATGACGCAGTGGCGGGTGCGGGTGCGCTGGCGGGGCCAGCAGCATACCGCGATCGGTCCCGTGGACACGGGTACCCGCGCGGACGCGCTGCTCCTCGCGTGTCAGCAGGCGCTCCGGTGGCTGCAACATGAAGCCGCTACGGTTCGCATGACCGTGGTAGGAGGGTAACTCCCCATGCTGCTCTTTCCGTCACTCCACTTACGAACTGGACGACGACTGTTCCACCTTCGTGGGAAGGGGTCTCCGCGCTCGGTTGGCCTCTCAGGTAGGCTTTACCTGACATGGGGAGTGTTGTTGCTGCTCGCCGCGCTGGCGATCCCGGCCTCCGCGCAGACGCCCGCGGGCGTGTCCTGTCCTGTGTCGTGGTCGCTCAAGGAGTACAACGTCTACCTGGCGACCAGTCCCACCGATCCTGGGGTGAAGGTGGCCACGGTGCCCTCGGGCTTCGGACCCGCCGCGAGCTGGTCGTGGCCGTGTCCCACGGCAGCCGGGCAATACTATGTCCGCCTTGTCGCCGTCAATCTCTCGGGCGTGGAAGGCACGTCGTCTCCCGTCGTCGCCGTCGTCATTCTGCCGCCCGCGCCGCCCCCACCTCCACCCCCACCCCCGCCTCCTCCACCTCCTCCACCTCCGCCGACAACCTCACTGCCCTCAGTCTGGACGCGGTGCGCGGACGAAAACGGCGTGTGCGCGTTTCAGGGGACGGCGGTCGTGCGCTACGGGGCCAACAGTGTCTACGTGCAGAAGACGCTGACCGATGGCACCCCGTGTACGAATGCCGTGTTTGGCGATCCGATTTTCGGAGTGTTCAAGCGCTGCGAGTACATTGATCCCGCCGCGCTCGTGGGGAGCCCGGGTCGGTGACGCGCGCGATGCCTCCCGGTGGCGCGTAAATGGCCCTCTCCCTCGGCGTCACCGCCGTTGCCTCCACCACGAGTGGCACCACAGTCACAACCCCCGCGAGGACGACGACCCCTGGGAGCACGATCGTTCTGTGCGGCGACTGGAACACGGGTGATCCTTTTGTCTCCTTTACGGACTCCAAAGGGAATACGTGGACGCAGATCCAAACGGAGTTGGGTGCGAGTCCGAGGACCCGCATGTACTATGCGGAGAACATTCTAGGCGGCACCAATCATACCTTCACGTTGACGATTACCAGTGCGGGCCAGCCGTCTATCTGGATGGTCGAGATTCGAGACGCCAAACTTGTCGGGGCCTTCGACCTCGGGGCCCGACAAGCGGATGCGGCCTCCCCCTTCACCTCGCCGGGGATCGCGACGACCGACGCGGACGAGTTTCTGGTCGGCTTCATGGGCGGCGATTCGGTGAGTAATCCGGCCACGCATACGGCGGGCGCGTCGATGACGCTCTTGGACCAAGTGACCAATGGCGCCTCCTTTTGGCCCGGCGCCACGGCCTACCGCATTGTGACGGCAACGGGCACCTACAACAGTAGCTTTACCGAAGTCGGTGCCGGGAACGGTCGCGTGTGGATCGCGGCGTTCAAGGCGCCGCCCATTCAGTTCGTCAACGGCGGGAGCAACAAGACCACCGACAGTGCCCACTCGTCTCCCGTCGTCGTGACGATCCCGGCGACCGTCGCGGGCAACGATTTGGTCGTGATGGTGGAGAACGGGGAAGACCCGGCCGCGCTGCCGACGGTCTCCTCGGTCACCGCGACGGGTGCGACCTTCGTCCGTCAGGGCGGCGTGCAGAACACGAGTGGGACGGATGGGGTCAATGCGGAGTGTTGGGTGGCACGCAACGTTGCGGCCGGCATCACGTCGGTGTCCGTGGCATGGACCGCGGCCGCCGTGGGCACGGTCAGCGTGGCGGAATACTCCGGCGTCCAGGCGCTCGGGCCGGTGGTGACGGCGACGGGGAACGGGACCAGCGCGACGATCGCGCTGACCACGCAGGATGCCGAAAACGTCGTGGTGGCCGGGCTGGGCGATGAAGACACCGCCCAGCCCGCCTTTTCCGCTGCGTCCAGCGGGACGTTCCGATCGACGCAGTATGCGCTCGGCGACGGCTCGCCTGATGTCAACGGCTGCCTGATCGACAAGGGCTCCGCGACCCCCGCGTCGGTCGTCTGTACGGTCGGGACCCCGGCCACCGCCTCGCTGTGGGCGGCGGTGGCGCTGGAGCTGCGGAGCGTGGCGGGGGGGGCGTCGCTCACGCCGAACGCCGGCGCTACGGTGCTGGCTGGTGTCGCCCCGACCCGCGTCATCGGCACGATCCTCACCCCCACGACACCATGAAAGGCTGAGCAGATGACCGAGACCGGGCACGCGGGCTTCGAAGGCGCCGCCCCAGTTGTCACGATCGGCGCGGGCAATCCGGAGGCGCTCAAATATGGCAGGCTCTGGGCGCACCCTGAGTACCGCACGGTTGCGCCCGGGGAGCAGCTCGCCCAAGTGTTCCTCGCCCAGGCGCATCCGAAGCCCGGGGCGGAAGTCCTCGACTTCGGCTGCGGCACCGGCCGCGGCGCGCTCATGCTGGCGCTCCTCGGCGGGCTCAGGGTCACCATGCTCGATTTCGTGAACAACTGCCTCGACGAGGAGGTGCGCGCCATGCTGACGACGCAGGCGCACGCGCTCCGCTTCCTCAAGGCGGACCTCGAGCAGAAGCTCCCCGTCGCCGCGCCCTATGGATTCTGCACAGACGTCCTCGAACACATCCCGCCCGCCAAGGTGGACGCCGTCCTCAACAACATCCTGCTGGCCGCGCAACACGTCTTCTTCTCCATCTCCACGGTCGAGGACTCCTGCGGCGCATTGATCGGCGAGCCGCTCCATCTGAGCCTCCATCCCTTCGCGTGGTGGATGGAGCAATTCCGCAAGCGCGACTGCGTCGTCCACTGGTCGCAGGAGGTGGACGGCGCCTGCCTCTTCTACGTGTCGGCGTGGACCGCCGGGCCTGCGATCGTCGAGGCGGGGATTCTCAATGTGACCGATGAGCAGATCCGGGCGAACGTCCAGCACAACATCGCGCAGGGCTGGACGCAGGTGCAGCCGCATCCGACCAATGACATCGAAGTCATGATCCTCGGCGGTGGGCCGTCCATGCCGGCCTTCGAGGAAGAGATCAAGCAGCATCGCGCGCACGGCGTCAAGCTCATCACGCTCAACGGGGCGTACAATTGGGCGCTGGAGCACGGGCTCACCCCCTCCGCGCAGATCATCGTGGACGCGCGGGCGTTCAATGCGCGGTTCACCAAGCCGGTCATCGCCGGCTGCAAGTACCTCATCGCCTCCCAGTGCGATCCGGGTGTGTTCGAGGGACTGCCGATCGACCGCACGCTCATCTGGCACACGAGCACGGACCTCATCACGGATCTGCTCAACGCGCAGTACGAGAAGTGGTGGTACGTGCCCGGCGGGTCGACGGTGCTCCTCCGCGCGATCCCGCTGCTCCGTATGCTCGGGTTCACGCGGTTTCACCTGTACGGCTGCGATAGCTGTCTCGCGGCTGATGACGCGCATCATGCCTACGCACAACCCGAAAACGATGCAGCGGTTGTCGTGCCGCTCTCCGTCCAGGGCGACCGGATCTTCTACTGCCACCCGTGGATGATCGCGCAGGCAACCGAGCTACAAGATTTACTAAAAGTTTTGGGGGATGAGATAGAGATCAAGATTCGTGGCGATGGGCTCTTGGCGCATATACTCAATGTAGCCGCAGAGCTAGAGGACAATAAAGCAAATGCGTAAGGGGTCGTGTCATTCAGAGGAAGCGCGGGCGAAGAACGCCGCAGCCCACCATGGCCGCGTCCCCTGGAACAAAGGCATCAAAATGAATGCTGATCAATGTGTGAACTTTGGAAAACGCCGTGGTTTCGCTCCCTGGAACAAGGGGCTATCTATGGCGTCTCCATCGGCCGAGACATTGGCAAAGAGAAGTGCAGCGCTTCGTGGAAAACCAAAGAGCATCGAATGGCGTGCGAAGATCGCCGCAGCTCTTTTAGGGAAAGCAAAATCGTTCGAGGCTCGGATTAGGATGAGTACCGCAAAAAAGGGGAGACCCGCGCACAACAAAGGGAAAATGATGTCCCCGGAGCAGAGGGCAAATAGCGGCAGGCGCCCAGGCTCCATTCCTTGGAACAAGGGCATTCCGACAGGGATAAGCCCGATGCGCGGCCCGCGGCCAGAATACAACGGCGTGCGCTTTCGTTCGTCCTATGAAGTGCGATTTGCCAAGGCGTTGGATGCCAGAGGAATCGGATGGCAATACGAGCCAAAGCGATTTGTCTTAGGCTCATGTTCATACCTTCCTGATTTTTTCGTACCCGAGACTGGAGCATTCTGGGAGATCAAGGGGTGGCATAACGCCAGCTCGCAAATGAAGGCGAGGCTCTTCCGGGAGTTGTATCCGGAACACCCCTTGATCATTGCAACACACGACGTCATCACCATGATGGAGGGATCGACAAATGGCAGTCGGCACGTGGAAGATCTACGCTCGCCTGGGCTAGTCGCGCAGTAATGCGCGATGGTAACGGCGTGAATTGTCGGGAACCCTACACGCGCAAGCGCAGGGGAATCCGCAGCCAAGCCGAGTAGGAATACTCGGAAGGTTCAGAGACTAGAGGGAGTAGGCCAGACCGGTCGAAACCTCCACGAGCGCGCCGCATCCCGAGAGGGATGAAGAGATAGTCCCAGCCTCCGTGGAAACGCGGAGTGGCCGGATAAAGAGCCGGCTGAAGGCAAGGTCATTTGAAGGCGAAGAAGTACCTCGGCGCGGGGACGATCACGCTCGGGGCTGGGGTGTTCAAGATGTCGCTCCACAAGACGAGCGCGAGCGCGGCGATCATCGTCCTCTCGACGCGCTCGACGTTCGCCTCGATCGGCTCGGAGATCTCGGCGCGCGGCGGCTATGTCGCGGGTGGGCGGAACATCGGCCCGGCGACGGGGCAGTGGACGGTCGGCGCGTCGGCGAAGCAGTACAAGTTCACCTACACGACGGCGGGGCTCGTGTTCACGGCCTCCGGCTCCTCGCTCATCAACATCCGGTTCGCGCTGATCCGGAATTCGACGGGCGCGGGCGCGGGCAAGGTGCTCTGCTTTGCCTCGCTGTCCTCAGCGCAGTTCACGATCGCTTCGCCAAACACGCTCTCCATTCTGCCGGCTGCGACGGGCGTCTTTACGCTGGCGTGACGTCCGACGCGCGTCGGCGGCCGCATGATGCGGGGCAGCGTCCGTCTCGACGGCGTCGGGGTCGTCCCGCGCGCCGATTGCCCGGCACCCCCATCCGCATCCGGCGCGCGGGCGCGTATGCCTAACAAAGGAGCCTCTCATGCCTGACATCACGAATCCTCAAGTGGTCCGCTTCGCCAACGAACACGCCCGCGTCCTGTGCGACGCCTGGGCGACGTTCTACAACACCGCCAAAACGGCGACAACTGTCTGGGCCGGCCAGGGGCTCGGCGCGCTGGTGCCGAACACGGCCGACCTGATCGCCGACGGCTCCGACGTGGACGGCCGTGGGCGCATCACCGGCGCGGCGTTGACCTCGCTCAAGGCGTTGCTGGACGCCTTCATCGCGGATGCCGAAGCGGGAGGCAACGCCAAGCGGAACGCCTTCTTCGCGGCGGCGGTGAACCCGAGAGGCTAGACGATGGCACTTCCAGCTACAACCGTCTGGGAAGTCCGCACCGATGGCAACGATGCCAATGGCGGCGGGTTCGTCACCGGTGCGTCCGGCACGGATCGGTCGCAGCAGGCCGCGGCGCAGATCGCCTACACGGACCTCGTGATCGGCGGGACGACCACCGAGTTGACGAGCGCGGCGTTTCCCTTCTCAGCGGCGGAAGTCGGCAACATTCTGAACGTCACGGGCGGGACGGGGTTCACGACGGGGTGGTATCAGGTGGTCTCCGTTGCGGCGGGTGTCGCCACGATGGATCGGTCGGTCGGGACCGGCGGGAGCACGGGCGGGACGGGCAACCTCGGCGGGGCGTTTTTGACGATTGCCCAAGGGCTCACGCTCTCCACGGTCGCTGGGATGATGGTGTATGTACGGGGAGGGACGTACAACATTACGACGGCGTTGTCGCCAGCAAGCCTTGGCGGGGCCTACCGCACACGCCTTGTGGGCTATGCGACGACGCGGGGCGATCTCGGACAACCGATCATTTCGGTTACGGCAGCCATAGATGGCTTGACTCCAGGACTTGGGTGGACGTTTGAGAATCTTGAATTGGACGGCACTTCGGTGGGTCTTAGAGGGGTGAACCCGACCACCGTACATGGAACACTGGTCAACTGTCACATTCACCATTTTGTGCAGTACGGTCTGTCGGCCTCTTACGAGTATTGGTCATTGATACGCTGCGAAGTCGATCATAACAACAACGGGATATGGTCGAATGCCGTCGGTGGCGTCATGGATTGCTGGGTGCATGACAACACCAGCGACGGTGTTGCTGTGTTCACCACGGGTCGTGTCACGGGCAATGTGATCGCGAACAACGGCGGTCACGGCCTAATTTACAACTACGGCGGTCTGATCCTCAATAACATCCTCTATGGTAATGGTGGGGATGGCATTCGCGCTACACAGTCCTACTCTTTCAACATCGGCGCGGGCGTTTGCGAGAATAATATCCTCGTCAACAATGGCGGCTACGGGATCAATCAGCCGACCGCCCAGACCCACGCCGATTACCCATGGATCGACTACAACGCCTTCTACAACAACACGAGCGGGGCGCGGCAGAACGTCAACGCCTCGCCGCACGATGTGACGCTCACGGGCGATCCCTTCACAAACGCGGCGGGGGATGACTTCACTTTGAATAATACGGCTGGGGCAGGAGCCGCCTGTCGCGGTGCAGGTTTCCCCGGCACTCTACCGGGACTCTAGACCATGCCTACAGGATATCGAGACATAGGAGTTTATCAGCACAAATCCACAGGCGGCGATGCTGCCAAGACGGGCTACGTGTCCATTGGCGTGTATCAGGAGCAGGACGCGGCGGCGATCACACCGGCCGCCGGGGCCGCGGTGCTCACCGGCGCGGCCCCGAGCCGTGTCATCGGGACGGTTCTGACGCCAGCAGGGATGCGTAAGGGCACATAGGCATGGCCGACACCTCAATTCAGCCCAACACCGGCCAGTTGGTGCTGGCTCGAGGCCATGCCATTCCGACCCCGCTTCGGGCCAGCCTTGAGATCACCGGCGCGGCCCCCTCGCTAATCCAGGGGACGGTGATCATCCCGGGCACCGGCTCGCTGGAGTTCGGAGAGCTCGGAGGCCCAACACCTGGCACCGGGGCACTCGCGCTGATTGGCCAAACGCCGACGGTTCTCGTCGCCACCTTCCTGACGCCGGCCGCGGGCGCCGTGACCGTGGACGGGCTGGCGCCGGGCCGGGTAGTCGGCTCTCTGTTCGTCCCGGGGGTCGGGAGCCTGGTGCTCGCGGAGGGCAGCCCGAGCCCCGTCAGCGGCACGCTCCGAACCCCGGCTGCCGGAAGCCTGATCGTCTCCGGCGTCGCCCCCATCCTGGAAGTCGATACCCGCCTCATGGTGGCCTCTGGGAGCCTCCTGCTGACCGGGGAGGCTCCGACCATCGGCGGGGCGGTCCAGATTACCCCTGGGGCCGGTGCGCTCGTCCTGGCAGGGCAGACAGCCATCCTGGGCGGAGCGGTCCAGATCGTCCCTGGCACCGGGTTGCTGACCCTGGCGGGCCTCGAGCCGCGGCAGGACCGGGGGCTCTTCCCGGGGACGGGAGCGCTCGCGCTGGACGGGCTCGCTCCATCCCTGCGCACCGATCTCCGCCTGACGCCCGCAGCTGGCGGCTTGCTCCTGACCGGGCAAACGCTCCAGATCGGCGGGGCCGTCCAGATCGTGCCGGGGACGGGGCTTCTCACCCTCACGGGGCTGAGCCCGCTCCTGGCCATCCCATCGCCCCGGTTCATTGTCCCGGCCCGGGGGCGGGTCTACACGCTGACGGCCCGGGGGCGGGTCTACACGCTGACGGCCCGGGGGCGGGTCTACACCTTGACGGCGGAGCACGAGGCGACGGATTGAGTGGGCGGGCTATTAGCCCTTTCGCCATTTGTACTCAGGAACCTCCTCAGCCTCCGACGGTTCGACCGTCACGACGATCGGCCCGAGCTTGTCGGGGAGCGCGGCGAGGGCGATGAGAGCGAGCAGGGGTGTGAAGAAAAGCGCGACGAATCCCCAAGCCACACCAGAGCGCCCCTTCTCTTCGGTAACATAGAAGGCCAACGCGATGAACGCCAGGAGCCAGGCGAGCAGGAAAAAAGAAGTCCGATAGAGAACCAGTCCTGATAATCGAGCGGCACAGGTAGTTTCCGTATTGCCGTCATCGGTCGGTCCCTCCCCTCCGTCGCCGCAGAATCAGCGCTCGGGCGATAGGGTAGCAGATCAGGAGGCCTATCCCTTGTCGCGGCTTGGGTTCGGCCGCCCTTTGGCGTTGCCCCCTAGGGCCCTCAACCGGGGGACGCCTTTTGGTTTCGGGGGCGGGAGAATGGGGCGGCCTTTCTCTATCCAATTGACCACGGCCTGCAATCCCGCTTCATCAACGAAAAGCCACGCGGTGGGTACACCCAGCGCTGCCGCCCAGCGCTCACAGACCGTAAAACTCTCGGGCAACGTCTTCAGCCATCTCCCCACCTCGTAACCCTTGACGCCGCGCTCTTCGGCGAATTTACTCTTGTTATCTTCAGGACTTAGAAGTCTGTAGCGCTGTTCTGCGCGTTCTTCATAGCCCGGAAACTTTACTCGCTTAGGCACGGCCGAAAATCTCCCCTTGACAGCGCTGAGCGCTGTGCGCTATATGTGTACCGCGATGCCCAACCCAACCCAATCCAATGGGAGCCTAGCACGCCTGAAACGGCGACTCCAGAAGGCGGGGATCCGCCAGCAGACGGTCGCGGAGGCGGCTGGGGTGACGAAGGTCCACGTCTGCAACGTGCTGGCGGGCCGCGATCAGAGCCAGAAGGTCGTCGAGACCGCTAAACGGCTGCTGGCCGACCACCAAAACGGGGCCCAGGAGCCCGGGGAAGGCCGCCCTACACGAGGAATTCTCCAAAACGCCGGGGCTTCCTAGCCCTCCATAGCCATCCGGGGGTGTGGCCCCGGAGAAAGGCCGGTACATGGGCCTGATGCGCGCTGAGCAGGAAACGACGATCCGGTGGGACGAAGAGGAGCAGATCGTCCACATCTGGTCAGCCAGCCCAAAGACCTGGCGCAAGATGGCCCGGCTGGGCGTCCCTCACACCCGAGAAACAACGCAGGGCGGCAAACCGAACGGGCGCTTCTACCAAGTGCCCGAGTCCCAGTTTCGCTGGCGGTTGAAATCCGCCGCCCGGGTAGCGGCCCGTCAGGGCAAACCCTTCGGACAGTCCCATGCCTGAGCGGAAGCCCCTCGCCCACGCCGAGAGCCGCGATCCGAAGAGCGTCCGGTACTCGCCGAGCGAGTGGGCCGCGATCGTCGAGGCCGCCCGGGCCCGCGGGCTGGAGCCCTCTGCCTTCGCCAGGGATCTCTCCATGATGGCCCTGATGATCGTCTCCACCCCGGCCTTGATGGAAGGCCACATGCGTACTTTGTCCGTCCTACGGCCGAACGGCCTGAGCATCTCGGCGTAACACGATGAGCTTACGAACCGGCCGTCTCATGCTCTTCGCCCGCGCCTTCGAATCCCGCCACCGCGCGCTCCTCGACGCACTGACCGCCGGCCTCGTCACGCTTCTCGCCATCGCGGGCTGGTGCGCGGCGTTTGCGCTGTTCGCTGACTAACCGAAAGGGGATCTAACCATGACAATCGAGACGGCAGAGATCAGCTTCGCGGACTTGGAGAAGGCCGCGACCGACCACCTGAAGATGTTGGCGCGGATGATCAGGTTGGAGCTGGAGAAGCGCAAGCGGGCGGGGAAGTAGCTATGCCCGACCGCGAGCACACGGACCCGAAGGCACTGGACCAATTCTACAACCTCCCGTCCGTCCAGGCGCGGCCCTGGTACCGCGTCGTCTGGACCTGGTGCCGGGAGGAACTGTTCAAGGAGCCGTTCGAGGTGCGCACCGAGGATGATGCCGTCCTCCGGCGCATCCGGGTCCACGAGCGGGCGACCGCCGGGGCGCGTCGCCTCCGCAAACTCCCGCGGGACGAGGCGGCGGACATCCTCGTGGTCACGGCGATGCTGCTCGGGTTCGAGGACGTCTGGGCGAAGCGGGCGCGGGCTCGCGAGGTCCGGCGCTGATGGGCTCAGCGATCCTGCTGGCGATCATCGGGGCGATTCTGCTGACCGCTGGGCGGCGGGCGTGGAGGGGCGTATGAACGACACTGAGTTCGAGATCGACGATGGGCCGTGCCCTGAGTGTGATGGCGATGGCCTGATCCTCGGTGCCTGTTTCGAGGATTCATGCTGTTGCGCGGACCCCCAGACAGAGCACGAACTGATTCCATGTCCGGTGTGTGTGATGAGGCCAAGACCATGAGTTGCCGCGTGGCCACCGGTTTCGTCTCCCACGACCTCGACTTCTCCCAGCCGACGCCGATGGGCTTCGCGCAGTGCCGCCGGTGCGGGGGATTCTTCACGGTGGAGCAATACCTGGCATGGCGGTGCGAGGGAGCGTCTACCGAGCGAAAAGACCCAGAATCCCTAGGCCGAGGGGCAACCGCGGATAAGCCCTCTGAGGGTGGAGCGCGGACAGAACAGAGTCCGACAACGGGCGAGGGAGTACTATCGGCCTCTTCGCCTGCGACTACGAAGGCCCACGAGACGGACAGCGGGACTCGTGCTCACACCACTCCCGCCAAAGAACCGTCAAAGGCGGGTGATGAGCCCGCCCGTGGGCTCTTCCTGCCCGAGCCTAAGGCGATCCGTATGACGCCGGGCGCGCTCCCGTGTGCCCTCTGCGGCGATCCGGTGTTCGTGGACCCGATGCACCGCGCGGTTCTGGAGTGGTTCGGGGGGACGTGTGATGCGTGTTTCAACCTGGAGCCTGCCCATGTCTGACCTCAAAGCGCCGACCCTCGACCAGATCGCCTATCTCAAGCTCCGCCTCCGGACGATCCCGGACGAGTTGAACGTGGCCCGCGAGGCCCTCATCCGCCTCAGCGCCGAGGTCCGGGAGCAGAAGACAGGACTCGCGGACCTCGAGGCAGAGGCCGCGGCCTTCATGCGCGCGCAGATGCTCGCCGAGGCCAAGAGCAAGAAGCCGACGGAGGCGGCACTCACCGCGGCGGTCAAGGTGGCGGTGGAGCAGCACGAAGGGTGCCGACGGTTGCGGACGGGGCTGCGCGAGGTCGAACTCCGCCGGGACGGAGCCGAGTTGACGGTCAAGCATCTGACGGATCGGTTCTCAGCGCTTCAGTTCTACGCAGATCTCACGACCGCAGAGGTTCGGTTGCTCGTCGGAGGGCTCGGCGCATGAAGAAAGGCCTGTGTGATTGCGCCTCCCATGCGCCAACCGGCTTTCTGCAAAGCTCCGAGCGTCTGGCGACCGGAGAGCGGCGCTGGCAGTGCCCCCGCTGCCTCCAACCCTATATCCTCGTGCGAGATGAATGGATCGCCGTGCGCCCGCATGGCAAACCGAAACCATCACTTCAGGGCCCCGTCTTTTCACCAACACAGGAGGTTCCCATGGTTCCTTCGACACCCGCCGCGCCGACCACCGCCCTCGCCGTGATCCCACACGGCTTGCCGTTCTCCGAAGAGGAGTGGGCGGCGCTCTCACCCACGGAGCAGCAGGAAGCGATCGCCTTCTTCCGGGAGGAGAGCGCGGCGACGACGGAGGGAGTACCGATCACATTCAGTCGGGTCAAATACCCCACCTCCGGGGCGTCCTTCTGGGAAGTGCCGTCTGTGACTGGCGAGGCCGAAGCCGTGAAGGAAGTGGAAGGTGTTGTGGTGTTCAAGCAACTCATGCGCGGCTATTGGGAGAGTGCCGAGGTCACGAACACGCCGCCGACATGCTCCTCGAATGACGGCGTGGAACCGAAGCCGGGCCCAGGACGGCAGGCCGCAATCTGCACCGCCTGTCCGCACAGCCAATGGGGGAGTGGGAAAGAAGGCCGAGGGCAGGCGTGCAAGCAACGGCTCGCGGTCTTCTTCCTTCGTGAGAATGAGGAGATCCCGACGCTCCTTTCGCTTCCGCCAACGGCCATCAAGCCGTTCGGTGCCTATGCCGTGGGCCTTCGGCAGAAGAAGAGTGCGTTGATTGCGGTCACCACGGTTTTCGGATTGCAGGACGCCACCAACTCAACTGGCATCAAATACAAAGGGCTCGCCCTACGGATGGGCAAACCGCTGAGCTTTGCAGACATGAAGCGGGCTCGGGCAATCTCGGACGCATTTGAGAGCGCCATGGCCCAGCGCGGGATACAGGTGGACGAGGTCGCGGACGAACATCCCGAGGCCGAGGTTCTCTAACCATGGCAACACGCTGCGAGTGCGGATGCGGGCAAACTACGAACAAGGCCATCAAGACCTCGACGCGCCAGGGGTACGTCAAGGGGCAACCCATGCGGTTTGTCCATGGGCATCACGCACGCGTCGATGCGGTCATGGCAAAGCAGCGACAGATCGCACGGCGTGGAGGGCCCGCATCCCCCGCGTGGCGCGGCGGCCGTTCGGCCTCCCATGCGGGCGGATATGTCCGCGTGTATACGGGGAAGCGTGGGGCCCGGACGCTTGAACATCGGGCCATCATGGAGAAAACCCTAGGACGACAGCTTTTGGCGGATGAAGTCGTCCACCATCGGAACGGGAACAGAAAAGACAACCGATTGGAGAATCTCGAAGTCCTGACGAATGCCGCGCACGTCAAGCGCCATACAGTGGAGCGCTGGGCGAAGACTCGGGCCGCCGGTAAACGATCGCTCTAATGTCCTACTGCCCCGGCTGGTTCCGCCCCTGGTGCGAGGCGCACAGCCTGAATGCCGACCGCCCCGACCGCTGGCCGGATGCGGCGCGCGCGGCGTTCATGGCCGAGAAGCTCCGGCGCTTTCGCCTCCACTGGGCCTGGATGTCCACGCTCGACCAGCCCGCGATCATCCGGCAGCAGTCCGGGCGTGAGGAACTGATCCGCCAAGTGCGGCGGGATTTGCAGGATGCGCTTTCGGAGCCGCCGGCCGGAATGGGCCGACACAGTCACCTGAGCCCCTACAGGAAAGCGGTGTCGCAGACCGAGGTGGAAATGCTGGCGGGGCGAGAGGTCCGGACCTATCCCGACGGGTCGCGGGAGATCGTGCTGCCGCCGCGGCCCTCGGTCGCCGAACGCCAGCAGGCGAGACTCGACCCGTGGAAACAGATCCCGATTGAGGACGTGTTGGCCTGGGTCTCAGAGAAGCCGGAGCGGATCGGCATGAGCGAGACGACGGCACGGTGCATTTTTTGGTTGGAGAAAGAATTCGGAGGCACCCATGCTGCCGTGTGATGGCTGCGCATATTGTCGGTCGATCCCTGGCGATAGCCATATCAGCTGCACCTACTTCTGGGACCCGGCGAGTACAGAGGCAAGCCCGCTGACCCATCCCGTCTCCCCTCGGGTGTCGCAATGGTACGTCTTCCCGTTCAACTACGATCCCGTGTGGGGACCGGACACCTGCGCGGCGCGTGCGGAGATCGCCGATCCGGCCACCACGCGCCCGCCGCATCCGCTCTTCGACCTCTTCTCCATCCTCGGCCGCCGCCGCTAATGCCCACCTCCCCGAAATACTGCGAGTGCGGCCGGAAGATCGTCGTGCCGGTGCGGAAGCGGATGCAGGGGGGCCGCGTGATGGCGGGCCGGGCGGCGCGCAAGGGGCGGCTGCCGAAGCATGATCTCTGCCGGGCGTGCTGGAAGGCGCTGGGGTTGGGGAAGTGATCCCCGTCCCCACGCTCGCCGAGGTCGTCGCCGACGGCACCAAGCTCCCCGATCTGCCGTTCACGGCACTCTGGGCGCTGCTCCGCGAGGTGGGGCACCTGGAGAAGGAGATCATCGCAGCGATGCTCCCGGCTGCCGGACGAGAGGCAGCCCAGATCGCACCTCAGGACCGCGCGCTGACCATCGGAGAGGCCGCCGAACGCCTCAGGATCTCTCCGGCAGCCATGACGAAGTGGCTTCGCAAACCGCCCTATAATGCCGCCGTCGTGGTCCGAAGCCGCACGTGCGTGCGTGTCTCCGCCCAGCGACTGGAGCAGATCCTTCTCGATCGCGGGGCGGGGCCCCGGAGAAAGGCGGCGGCGGGATGAGGGGGCACGGGCGGATTTACCATCGTGGAGACAGCTTGTGGATTTCCTGGTATGCCAAGGGGGATCGCCGCGAGGCGGTCAGCACGCTGGTCGGCAAGCCCGCCGGCAGCGTCACCTGGGACGACGCCATCAAGGCGCTCAAGCGCCGGCTCGAGCAGAAGCGGGAGCAGCTCCTGCGCGGCTCCATCCTGCCGAAGCGCACGGAGCGCCTGACCGTGACGCAGCTCCTCGCGGAGTACAAGACTCACCGCCTAATCCAGGGCGTCAAGCGCCCGGTGGACTTCGCCTGCACGATCAAAGCGCTCGGCGCCTGGTGGGGGCATCTCGTGCCCGCCCGGCTGACGACGGAGGACCTCGAGCGGGAGATCCAGGGCAAGCTCACCAAGGGCTTCGCCCGGGGGACCATCGCGCAGCGCCTCAGCGGGCTCTACGCGGCGCTCCGGTGGGCCAAAGACCGGCTGCCGAGGATCCCGGACAAGCCGCGGATCTCCGTGCCACTGGCACCCAAGGCGGTGTGGACGCCGGCCGAGGTTGACGCGCTCTGCGCCGAGGCCAAGCCCTGGCTCGCGGACATCGTGCGCTTCGGGCAGCTGACCGGGTGGCGGATCTCGGAGGTCCTCGACCTCTCCTGGGACCGCGTGGACAGCAAGCGCGGCCTCCTCTTCCTGGACGCGACAAAAACCGACGATCCACGGGTGCGGCCGATCGAGCCGGCCATGGCGGATCTCCTCGCCCGGCGGACGACGGCCCGCCGGCTGGGCTGCGCCCTGGTGTTCCACGTGGATGGGTTGCCGGTGGGGGATGACCGCTTCCACCGGGCGTTCCGGGCGGCGTGTGGCCGGGCGAAGCTCGGCGTAAGACGCTTCCACGCCTTCAGGAACACCGCCTATGACATCTTGCTCTTGAACGGCGTCGACCTCTTCACGGCCATGGAGCTGATCGGGCACAAGTCGCTCAGCTCGGCGCGCCGGTACAGTCGGCAGAACGTCGACCGGATGCGCGGGGCGCTTGAGCGGGTCGAGGCAGCACGGACGGCGGCCAAGCCGAACAATTCCAGCACAGCAGTCCTGCCCTTCACCCGCTGAATCAGAGGGTTTGATGCCGAACGCGGCAATCTGGGGTAGAAGGACGCGCGCCCTAGCAGGAGTCCTGCCAAGGACGCCCCAGCTAGGCAATCAGGTACTTAGGCCCTGGGCCGCCCCTCCCGGACGGTCTCTGGTCGCCTCTGTCGGAAGTAACTCTGCTGGACATCTGCCTCACAGCGAGCTGCACAGGCTCCGGTACAGGCTGTGACCACCCCCGACATCGGCTCCCAGCGGCCCAGGCTGTGCCGCTACGACGGCTTTGCTCTCGAGCTGGACACAGTGATCGCCCGGACGTCGACCGACGCCGGCTGGCCCGCGGTGGCCCTGTGGCGGTGTCGTCTGGGCCATAGCCACCGTGAGGGAGAGCCGGCGGTGGCCACCCGCCGCAAGGCCTCGTGGACGCGGAAGCCCTGCGCCGTGTGCGGTCAATCTTTGCCCAGAGATCCGCGATTCCACGGCTCCGGCGGCCGCAAGTATTGCTCCGGTCCCTGCACGGCCTTCGTGGCTCGTGCGCGCGGGCTGTGGCTCTGGCACCACGGGCCGCCGTTCGTGATCGAGGCACAGCCCTGGTACAAGGGCCCGCTCTACGCCGCCGCCACCCTCCCGCCCCTCGACCCGCTCGCCGGGCGGATGCCGAGGGACTGGGCGGCGGGGTGGGCGAGGGTGCATGGCGAGGGGTCGGAGTGACGCCGTATTACCAGGACGCCGCGGTCACGCTCTACCGCGGGGATGCGCTCGCCATCCTGCGCGAACTGCCCGACGCTGTCGCGCAGACCTGCGTCACCAGTCCACCGTACTGGGGCTTGCGCGACTACGGGACAGTGACGTGGGAGGGAGGAGAGGCGGAGTGCGGACATACGAAGGGGAGCGAGCAGAAGCGCACATGGGGACCCGGTAGCACCGGCTCTTCCACGCTGAACGGGCGACCCGGCAACGACTCCCATGAGCGAGAAGGGTGGAAGGGTGGCGTATGCGGGAACTGCGGCGCCCGCCGCATCGACACCCAGCTCGGCCTCGAACCCACGCCAGAAGCCTACGTCGCCGACCTCGTCGCCGTGTTCCGCGAGGTCTGGCGCGTGCTTCGGGATGACGGGACGCTCTGGCTGAATTTAGGGGATAGCTATGCAGCGGATCGCGGTGGAACGTGTATGCCATCCGAAACTCTCGCGGGAGGCGTGAATGGACAGGGAGAGGCCACAGCCTATTCCGACCCAAAACGCGGGCGGGTGAGGCATGGAGGTAGACAGGCGCACCGGGACGCGCCGTCCATAGGTCTGAAACATAAAGACCTCGTCGGCATCCCCTGGCGCGTCGCCTTCGCGCTCCAGCAGCCGTACTACACCGGCAGCATCAAGTGCGTCGAGGATCGGATCTGGCTCGCGGCTATGCTGGACGCCGAGGGATGCCTGTTCATCCACAAGCGCAAGGCGGGGCAGCACAACGGCCAGGGCTACTACCGGACGAACGACAACTTCGGGCCGGGCGTCGAGATCAGCAACACGTCGCTTGCCTTGGTCGAGCGGATCATGGCGCTCGTGGGGAAAGGCTCCATCTGCTCGCAAGGCCCAGACGAGAACCAGCGTAGGAAGCAGCGCATCTATCGCTGGAACCTCCGCACCATCGAGTGCCGTGACTTTGTCCGCGAGCTGTACCCATACCTCGTCGCCAAGCAACAGCAGGCTCGTATCCTGATCGGTTGCCCATCATCGGGAGAACGAGCCGAGGCTGCCCACGCTGCGCTGATCGCGCTCCATCGCACCGGGCAGTCAGACGTGGATTTCCCTGCGCCCGCGTCGATGCTAGAGCCTGGGTGGTATCTAAGGTCGGACATCATATGGGCAAAATGCAACCCGATGCCGGAGAGCGTGACGGATCGGCCGACGAAGGCGCATGAATACCTCTTCCTGCTGGCGAAGCGGGAGCGGTACTACTACGACGCGGAGGCGATCGCGGAGCGTGTCACGGCATCCACGGTCGAGCGGTTGTCACAGTCAACCCTTGACAAGCAGGCAGGATCCTACCGCGTGCCGGGCAAGACGAATGGGCCGATGAAGGCAGTAGGGAAAGGCGGCGTCAATGCCTTCCGGGGGCAAGGCCATTTCCGAGACGGCGACAATGGGCCAGCGAACAGGGAGGGCAGAAACATGAAAGACATCGGCACAGGAGCGACCCGCAACCGCCGCACGGTCTGGGAGATCGCCACGCAGCCATATCCCGAGGCGCACTTCGCCACGTTCCCGGTGGACCTCGTCAAGCCGTGCGTGCTCGCGGGGTCGAAGGTCGGCGACACCGTGCTCGACCCCTTCGCCGGGAGCGGGACGACCTGCTACGTCGCCAAGGAACTCGGGCGCCGGGCCATCGGCATCGACCTCAAGGCGGAGTATCTCGACCTCGCGGCGAAGCGGCTCCGGCAGGAGGTGTTGCCGCTATGACCGTCTTCATCCCCGGCAAGCTCCGCAATCCCCTCAACGGCTCCTGGGGCGGGTGGCGGAAGCACGCGCGACTGGCGAAGGACTGGCGGGAGCGGACGGCGATGCGGATCTTCCTAGAGAGTCGGACAGCATGTCGAGGCCCAATCTGCCGCGAGACGCCGAAGACGATCACCTTCACCGCGCACGTCGGCGCCGGCTGGGACGATGACAACCTGCCCGCGGCCATCAAGCCGATTCGGGACGCACTGGTGGGCACCGTCATCCACTCAGACGCGCCGAACAGCGGGCACACCTTCGTCTATCGGCAAGTCATCGACCGCAAACACCGCGGCGTCGAGATCGCCAGCGTCCCCTCCCCGACCGTCGGCGGCCACCCGATCTCGTGGGCGACGGCGCGGCGGATCAGCGAGGATGGGCCGTGAGCAGCTATGCATCGCTAGGGAAGACGTCACGACGTCGGAGTGAAGGCAGTCCGATGAAATGCCCCTATTGCAAACAGAGAGGGCTACGAGTAATGGATGTTCGCTTGACCGTCGCTGGTTATCGTCGGCGACGTCGGGAATGCAGCCATTGCGGCCGACGGGTCACGACACGAGAAAGCATCAGCTTGGTTATCCCTTGTGAGCATTTCCGACAATCGCTGATGAGGCACCGGTGCTGCTTGGATTGCAAAGCATCGCTCGGTTTCGAGTTTATTAAGCCGTGACCGTCTGCCCGAATAATCTGTCGGACGCCACGCGCTATTTCCGGCGCCTATTCCTCATGCGCCATCTGGCGGCGGCCAAGACGATCACCGCGACCGCCACGCAACTCGGGACGCAGCGCTCCTACATAAGCCGACTCAACCGGCAACTGGGCGTCGAAGGCCCCCGATCTTCGAAGCGCCCAAAACGGACATGACGACACCGATGGACGATCTCAGCCCGAAAGCACGCGACCTCAAGCGGTTCCTGGAGCATCTCGTGACCGTCCATGCGACGACCGATCTCGCAGGCGTGTCGGGGTGTGGGCAGTGTGACGACTTCAAGGCGGCGCTGGCATGACCTCTGCTCGTCGCCTCGCCCGCGTCCTCACCCTTGCGGCCCTCGCCTGTCTCCTGGCCGTCTCCCTCTGGCCCGAGCCGGTCTGCCGGGCGTGCGGGGCGGAGATTCTTAGGGAACGCATGACGAACGGAGGGAGACGATGAGCAAGGCGAGTGAATTTTCAAAAGAGTTCGCGAAATCCCCGAAGCCACCAGCATTCAATGTTGGAAGCGTTATGGACCCAATCGCGGTTGTGGACAAGGCTGGCGGCCTTGCTCTCAATGGGCACTGTTCGGCAGAACAGGCGCTCGTCCTCGCCCGCTGGATTCTCGATACCTTCGGGGAGGCGCCATGAGCAAGGAGCCGGACGCCCCAGCCTGCCCGCGCCATGCGCGGCACCTGTGCGAGGCATGGACGACGACGCCCCGGCGCCTAGGCGGGCTGGCGGCGAGGGAGGAGGAGGGATGATGGACGGATGGCGATGCCCCGGCTGTGGCCGGTGTTGGGCTCCGTGGGTGAGTGTCTGTGGCTTCTGCCCAGCATTCGCCACGATCACGACAGGCGGCGTCAATACCTGTCCGGGCTGTGGGAAGTCTCCGTGCGAGCACTCTTCGACGGGGTGCCCCATCCCTCCCAAGTTTCCGGTGATTTCGTGAGCGCCCCCACATCTCGGCAGGCGGCGCTGGAGGCCATTGGCGAGATTCTTCACGCGACTCAGACGAAGAACTGCCTAACTTCGCATGCGCTCGAGGATTGCGTCCATCGCGATCCGATTCGCCAATGGGCGAAGGCAATTCTCGCCGCCGTCGAGCACGCCGCGCCGGAGGGAGAGCGCCTGGAAGAATGCCCACGGAACTGCACGACCTTCCAGCAATATGGCGACTGTGACCACCGAAATCCGAGTGAGCTTGCAGCGGCGAAGATTGCCCTGTGCAAGGCCCGCGCGGCGATCCGGGAGGCGGCAGCAATGCTCATGGCCGATCCAACAGGCGATGACCTTGGTCTGCAACTAGAACACCCGTGGCTCGCCCTGCCCGCGGTCGTCGCGGCGATGAAGGAGGAGAAGTGAACTGTGGACGTTCGATCTGCGATGAATGTCGGAAGGCTCAGCACGATTGCGAATGGCGCGAAGGACGTTGGCTCTGTCCCGGTTGCTACTACCATCTCGCCTTTACAAAGGCTCAACATAAGGATGACCCCGCCCATGCCGACTAACGAGACGCCCAGCGCGGGGGCGGTGCTGTGAATTCATCGGTTGCGATCTTTTTCGGTCTTCTTGGACTCTGGATAGCCAGCATCGTCGTCGGGCTCATGCTGAGAGGGGTGCTGTGATGGTCGGAGAGGCGTGCGCACACAACCGAGTGGTATACACGACTACACGCAACGAAGAAGGCCACACAACAGGATGGTGGCAATGCGACATCTGCTCCGAGAGATTCATACCGGCCCTCGCCCTCGACGCCTTCGCCTGCGAGCGCGAGGCGGCTGTGTGGGAGGAGGCGGCGGCGATCTTGGAGCGAGGGGCCGATGAACCAGCGACGGCGATAGATTCCGATGTTCTCCTCGCCCAAAACGGGATCAAGCTGGCATTGCGTCTGCTTGCTCGTGAGTTCCGTGCCCGCGCCGCCGAGGCGAGGAGGAAGGGATGAATCCGTGGGTCTGGCTACTCCTGGCGCTCGCGTGTTTGCCAATCCCAGAACTACTCGCTCTTTGGCTCAGACCATGACCGACATCGAGGCGGCGTTGCGGGCGGTGCCGCTGCGGATGTGTGCCATGTGCCAGGCTCGTGGCATGCGATGTGAGGAACCTGTGCTCGACTACCCCGCGCCCGGCCAGGTCGTCGCCTGCCCCGTGCTGTTCCTCGACGGGCGGTAGGGCCGATGGCTGACGACTCGCGCGTCCGGTCGTACTGCGTGACGTTCCTCAACCTCGTCAATCGCACGAAGCACGAGGTCCTCGTCTCAACATGGCGGGAAGCGAGCGCGCACCGAGTCGCGCAGATTGGGCTCGCCGCGCACCTCACGAAGACCGCCGGCCAGATCCAGCACTGGGTTCACGACTCGACGGCGGAGATTGGACCCTCTTGACAATGGACAGGCTGCTATGAATCGAGGACATTCCTCCCTCGTGACGAACGGGGATCTCGGATGATCGTGCGGAACTCCCCGCCCTGATGCCGACGCTCGCCGACTGGCTCACGTCGCGCATCCCCCCGAACAGCCTTGAGGCCGAGCGCGCGGTCCTGGGCGTCGCCCTCCTCGACCGCGCCGGGCCGGCCGCGCTCTGCCGGACGCTCCGCGCCGAGG